TCCCGGAGGAGGCATAGCTCCCGGAGGAGGCATAGCTCCCGGAGGAGGCATAGCTCCCGGAGGAGGCATAGCTCCCGCTTGCTGCTGGTACTGCTGTAGTAGAGCAGTCAAGACCTCAAGGATCTTAAGCATAGAATCTAGGTCCTGCTGCTGGACGAACTGCCCTACTGCCTGCACCTCAGCTGGATTTGCATTAGCTGCAATCTGGGCTCCTTGAGCCACCTTCTGAAAAGGTACGTCAGGCAGAAGACCCCCGTCCTGGAAGGCCTTAGCGGCACCCATGATGTACGCGGTCTTCATAGAGCTCATATTAGACGCCCAGCCCTAACTGACGTAGGATGTAAGCCGCCTCTTTCTCGGAGTCGTCTTTATCCTCGTCGTCGTCGTCTTTATTGCCCTCTTCTTTTTTCATCAGGGCTTTACGGAGCCCTTCAGGCATGCCTTTGTACTTATCCTCGTCGTCTTTGTCGTCCTTATCCTCAGAACCCTCTTCCATCGCTAGCTTAATCCTAGAGATGTACTCTGCGCGCTCTGGATTCGACATCCCCATCATGGTGCGGAGAGCAGCAAGCTTCTCCTGCTGGTTAAGCCCATAAGGTAGGAAAGCTCCCACCTCTTCAGCGGTCTTAGCGAGGAGGAAGTTGTAAGCAGCCTGCTTAGGGAGCTTCTCTCCGCCCGGCTCACCGGCAATTTCGACCTTGTGACCTTCGTCAGGATCTACTTTCTTAGAGATGCCCTGCTCGCCGTCCATGTTGGCGTAACCCTCTTCTCGACCATCATTCTCTTTATCCTTATCATGGTCCCCACCTAGAGCCGAGGCATCCCCACCCATAGCAGCATCCTCTGAAAGCTTACGGAGAATAGCAGCAGCCGTCTTAGCATCGAGGTTGACGCCCTCTGCTAGGGGCTTGAGAGCGACCTCATGGCCGACATTTCCCTTAGCGTCAGGCTTAGGGCCCTGCTTGCCATTTAAGTGAGCGAACGCGTCCGGGATACCATCATGCTCCTTATCGCCCTTTTTGCCGCCGAGTCCCGCGCCACCTAGTGCAGACGCGTCTGGGTTGTTAGCCGCAGAATTAGCAGCCTTGAGGTGGGCTACTACCATGCGGGCAGCTTCTTCATCACCGATGCCTGCGTCAGATGCAGCCTCCAGAGCCTGAGCGGCCTCTAGAAGAGCAGCAGCTTGGCTAGAAGATGCCTCTGCAGCTTCAGTCATTGACTCTGCAGCTTCCCCCGCAGGACCTTCCTCATCAGCCCCCTCGGCCATCAACATGGCTGCCTGCTCTGGACTGAGGTCTAGTTCTGCCTGCTTGACCATTGAGGACATAGCGCTAGCTAGGTTGTCCTCCGTCAGGGCCTCCATGTTGTCGGGAATATACAACGCCGCTAGCTTAACCGCTAGATCTGCGTGCTCCTCGGAACCGTAAGATTCCATAGCCCCGGATGATACCAGAGCGTTCTGAGCGCCCCTAACATAAGCAAACTTAAATAACGACATGTTATGCTCTCCGTGTTTGAGTCTTTTCAATTATACCGCTGAGGCACAGCGGCGTCCATTACTACATTATTTACTTCTCCACTAGAGGAATCAAAGAGATTGCCTATAGATGCCCCTAACTCCCCAGCTAAGTGAGATCCCAGCATGCCCCCTCCAATCCCGAAGGGGGCAGCTCCCAGGTAGCCCAGCCCGCTGCCTAAAGCCCGGCCAACCCCACTAAGCCCCCCGTCGTCCTGTCTGGGGTCCATGCTCTGGGCAGCTAGCGCTGCTGAGACCGGAAAACCTAACCCAAACCCTAGATTAAGTCCCTGACTCGGGATCCCGGCGGCCATTGTCCTCAGGTCCCGGCCTATAGACGGGGCCCGCTCTTGTACGGCCCGGCCAGACAGCCTAGCCCCAGTTCTCTTTAAGGACTGCCTTAAGGCCTCGCTCATAGCCAAGTCACCTAGAAAAACACCCCCAGGACCTATTAGACCCCCTTGACGATATCGGGCCTTAATTATATCCGGGGCGGCAGTGCTTCCTACCAGAGCCCTACGTATCCCAGATCCGCCCTTGGTGGAGGCATCCGTAGCCCTGCCGGCCTCCGATACATACTTGCGTAGCTGAGCCAGCTCTTTACGGCTGAGGTTATACTTTAGGGTCGCGTCTCCGAGTAGTGCCCTCTCAGCGGAGCCTAACCCTTTAGCTATAGACGATAATATCTTACTAGACATCAGTAGGTGCCTCCCGTACCCCGCCTCAACTCTTTGCCAAAGGCCAAAGCGGCGACTGGATCATATGTATGGATATCACCCTTCTGACCAAAGGTAGCCGCGTCTATAAGTGTTTGCTTCTGGTATCGATATCCCAAACGCTGCATCCAGTTTGGATTAAGCAAGGGAGTCCTAGAGGCGGAGGTCATAATCGGTCTAAGGAGGGGCTTGCCCGCGTAAGCTTTCACCCGAGATATGCCCTCTTTCTTGAGATCTTCCACCACTCTCTTAGTGAGCAACGTGCCCGGGGTGACGTAGGCTGCTGGCTCCGTGATTACCTTACCTATAGCACTATTAAGGTCCGTCTCCGTCCCCCTACCCTGAAAGTGTTTAGATATCCTATGTAGGGGGAGGATATCTCCACGGTTAGCTCCCGGAACGTCATCTACCACCTCAGCGTAATTGAGCTGTGTTCTAGCCAGTAACTCTATGTGGCGGGGATCAACTCCACCTGCGGACTCGTCATACACCTTACGGAGAGACTTAACCAAGTAATTTCTACCATGACCTAAGCCCTTATGGCGAACAACTTCATCCGGGGACGCTATGCCCTCCGCTATAGTATCTCCGGCCTCTACAGTAGCACCTTTTTTAATGAGCAGCTTCCTATTAGGGGGGACATAGTGAGCAATCCCCCCTATTTTAACGTCGAAGCCTCCCTGGGGGGCTTTATCCACAGACTCTACTTTGCCCCCAGACTCAGCTAGAGGAGCCTTGTAGAAGAAAGCTTTAGGCACCTCTACAAACTGCTTAAATGCCTTTAGCCCCCTAGGAATGTTATGGTCTCCCTGAACCAGCGATACCCCGTGCTTAGCGGATAGCTGCATCTGCGTAAGGGGCTCTGACAGTGCTTGGGCAGAGCGTATACCGGCGTTTACTCCTATATCTAGGGGCTTACCCCGAGGCCCTGAGCCCATACACTTCTGGCACACTCCCCGGTCCAAGGCACAGGTCATGGGGGATCTAACCTTGGTAGGCCTACCTGAACGCATGAGTTGGGCAGCCTTTGTGGAATCCACGTACCCGCCAGAGCCAGGCAGGTACCTTCCTTCTATGGATGCGTCATCCGGGCCAAGAGTAATACCATTAGTCGTGCCGCAATCATCTTTAGCGACCACCCCTTCGGACATCACAGAAGCCAGAACCTTCTGCATCTCCCCCGGCTCAGCTGTACCGAGTAGCCCTTTGACTACCTGAGCCCGACTCTCATCTCCAGCAATCCATCCTTCGGCGGGGGATACCCCCTCTGAGTAGCCCTTCTGAATCAGAAAGGGGACAGGGGCACCATCAAAGTCACCCACCACTACAGGGCTGGTGACCATCTTCATGAGCTGAACCATATTACCACGGCTGCCGGACCTAGCCGTCATAGCCATGTCGCCCTTGTGTTGGCCAGTTAGCTCTTTAAGTTTCCCCTGCGCCTCGAGTAAGGCGCCTACTTTAGCTTTTCGGCTAGCATTGGGATTGAATACCACCCTCTTCGCCTTAGCTATTATGGGATCCCTCCTAGAGTACTCAGGCTCAATATCATCTAGGCCTACGCTAATCCCCCCAAACGTGGAGAACTCATCTCCAAGTTTTTTAATTTTGGGAGCTGCTATGGCGTAGGCCTCGGGGTCTAACTTAGCTAGGCCCACCATAGCTTTTTTTAAGCTGGAAGTGTTTAGGTCTCCGGAAACCCGGTGGCCCCGAGGTAACCTACTATTAATCAATATATCACTTAGTTTGCCCCGCATACTATCTACCCCCTAGCGGCCTGCACCGTACGGGTTAAACATACTGCCGCTGGAGGTACGCATATCTGGGATTATATGCTCTGGTAGGGCGTGACCAGCCCCCATACCTAGAGCGGTACCTCCTACTATGCTCCCTACCATCTTGGCGGACCTTACCCCTCTTAGGGCAGCTCGCTGCCCCTTCCCCATACCTGCCAGGAGGTCTTTATACTGGTCTTGGAGGTCTTTCTGCGCACTAGATACATACTTATCTAACTCCCTCTTGCTGTTAAACCTAAGATCCGGGTTGAAAGCTCCCTCCTGCTTTACCACGGGATTGCCGGAGCGGCTTAGGCGGGCTAGCTCTTTGCGCTGCCTAGCTATGGACCCCAACTCTGTAATCTGAGCATCGTTCAAGCCTAGTCCCTTGTAAAACTCAGTAGTTCTTTTGGACCCGGTTCGAGACATGGGGGCTAAGAGGCGTTTTCCTAGCCTGCCCCCCGCCGCCATGCCCCCGCTGAATAATAGTCCTCCGGCAGCCCCCTGTAGGAACCCATGGAGCCTGTTCCCTTCCTCTTCCCCCGCAGCACTCATAGCCCCGAATCCGAGAGCTGAGCCTATATGTGGATTAGTGGCCCGATACAACATGGACCCGGGAGTCCCGAACCTACCAGACATGCCAGCTAGAAAGCCCAATGGCCTAAGAGCGCTCATGGCTGCACCTAAAAAAGCCTGCTTCTCAAACTCTTCGGTAGCCAGACTGGCACCTAAGTCTCTGGCCCGCTCTAGGTAGGGATTCACTTATCACCTACCTGCTCTGGGCTCAATTCCATGGGACTCCCGTACACCCTTGAGTTATCCTCCTGCCTCCCATCTACTACAGACGTGGTATCCTTCGGATTACCACTGTCGGCACTCAAAAGTTTTAAGTCTAAAGCTAGCTGGTCTGCGGGGGCCATATCACCGAGAGCTTCCTGCAGCGCAAGGTTAGAGCCTATCTCTTTAGCGATCTTAAGGTAGTTCATCGGGGACCTCTACTTCGTCGTTAGGCTTTACTTCGCCTCTGCGATATGCGGCTAGTGCATCTCTTACACTGTTAAACCTAAAAGACCTACCGGACTTTTTATCGGTTAACGCTTTGTGTATCCCAGCTATCGCCTCGTGCTTGGGGTAGGCCAGTATCTGATCTTTGCGCTTATCCCCAAGGGTGTTGTTAGAGAGCAGCATCTTCTTGGAGTCATTTACCGCACCGTCTGTTACGGGCAGATGTACCTGAAGAGCGTCACCGTCGTAGTCTAGGTTCTGTCCATCCTCCATAAAAGGATTAACCGTTATCGTCTTCCCGCTAACCATGCGAGGGAACGCCGAAATCATATTGAACCTGTGCAGAGAAGGCGCTCGGTTGATTATAACGGGCCGGTTCTTCGCTTCTAAAGCCAGAGACTCTCTAGCCTGCAGGCTCCGGTCCTCTAGGAGCTTCTTAGCTTGCAGGGCGGGATAGCCTTTCTTTACTAGGTTCTTCATTATGAAGGGGCTGTACATAGACCACATCATATCCTCTGGAAGCCCCACTTCATCCATACCCAAGGTGGGGTCTGGTGCAGCAGTACCGCGGCCAGTAAAGTCCAACCTCCGGGACAGGACCTTACCGTTAAAGAATCCAGTCTTGGTACCGGTTATAGTATTCACTATTCCTTTAACTTCAGCGGTTTGAAGCTTCTTTGACACCGGTGGAGCTGTTCCGATAACCGCTGCTGCTGCATCTGACACGTGCTTGCGCATCTCAGCCACGTCTTCGTCTGGTAGGTCTAGATCTATAGCCTCTTTGAGCTTGTCTTTAGCTAGCACTAAATCCTTATAGACGTGATTAACGTCAGAGATGAGGAGATCCCCCTTCGCACCAGGAACCACTGGCCTGTGTATAGGGGGGATCACGGGGAACTTCTTCATCATGTAGGCGTCCCCGGCCTTCAAGCCGTTCTCTTTAAGAGCAGTCAGAGCCTTTACCTGCTTCAGGTAGTTATCCTTATTGCTGCCCTTGGCTTTCTTTAGCTTAGCTTGCAAGTCTGGTAGGAGTTTATCGGGGTCAAGAGAGTTGAGCTGCCGTCGTACTACATCTCCACCCTTCTGAGCTATCCTATCTCGTAGACCAGCTTTAGTCTCGCCAACTAACCTACGGGCAGCATCCTCAAAAATAGGATTCATCACGCTGTCTGGCAGCTCGATGTGGGATAGCTTTGTGCCCGTCAGACCTCCGGTAACGCCAAGATCAAACAGCCCTCCGCGCTCCGGCTTTAGATTCTTAGAGATAACCATACGGCCAGTCTGTATCTCTCCATTGGACATCTTCTCAACGTCAGAGTCTGTTAGGGGAGCCATCGCCATCTGATTACCTTGCTTTTGCAGGTTCAAGCCCGCGCCCACTAGCATAGACTTAAACTTATCAAAAGCGAAGTTGGTCTTAGGGGGAGGTAGAGGTCTGCCGAGCTGCATAGCCCTCCAGTACTCGCTATTGCGGGTACCCTTTAGAATGGCGTTCTCTTTTAGGATATCCCGGGCATCATGGGCTAGGAGAGCATTAATCTCCATGATACCCGTGCCCTTAGCTCCCGTGATGCCCCCCTTAGCGGGTAGATCATTCACGTCATAGCTGCCGTCGATGCCTCGGGCAGAGTAGTTAGTGTCCGTGCTCTTGAACAGCTTATATGTGTACTGAGGTCCCACCATGATATTGGGTATCTTCTTCCCTGTTATTGGGTCGTATACTGTCTCTTTGTCCTTGACCCCGTGCTTCTTCATCTCTTGTCTGGCAAACTCTACGTTGTTTCGGTTCTTAAAGCTAGCCACCTTGTAGGCTTTACCTCTCTTACGAGCTACTTTAGCCAAAGCAGTCTCAACCACTTGAGCGGGGTTGATACGGCTGACTACGCCCAAAGAAGACCAAAGCATATCTATGGGCTTGCCCGACTCATCCTGCACCATATCTTCGTCATCTACTATCTTAGAGACAACACCCTTGCCTCCGTAGCGATTGCTGACCTTATCCCCTAGCTTCATCTTTTCTACGGACTTAACTATGACTGTAGTACGCTTACCCTCTTTCTCTACGGCTACAACCTCCCCCTCTGAGGCTGAGTCCCAGACCTCAGAGTTATCACTAAACTCCTGACGTAGGCTCTTATGGATTTTACCCAGTACCTGGTTCTCAATAGACGGTGGCCTCTTCCTCAGTACCGTAGCTATGGGGTCCCCCGCCTTTAGCTTCTGCCCCACACGAACTACTCCCTTGTTCAGCTTGGAATATTGGTCTTTATTAAAGATTCTAGGGAAGTTAGCAGAGTGCTTATTATGGTCTACGCGTGTTTCTTTATCTTCTTCAATAACATACTTACTCATCTTTACGGAGGACAGCTTCTCCGCGGCCCCCTTAGAGATGACTACAGCATCGTTAGAGTTTAGCCCATGATACGCTAAGTAAGCGATATTCATATTTTTGCCCAAGGCCATCTTACCATTACGTGTGAAGTTGCTCTTGGCCAGTATAGCGCCCGGCTTCAGCTTGTCTCCAACCTTTACTACTGGGCTGTGGTGGAAGAAGGTCTTAGACGCCATAGGTAGATTGTTAGCTATGCTAACTTTATCTACCTTACCATCCCGCTTTATAGTGATCGCATCCTTAGTTACTTCAGTAACCTCGGCAGTACCCCTGTCTTTGAACAGACGAATATCTGACATCTCTGAGATTACTTCTTCCATGGAAGTAGACTCTTTGGAATCCACTGCAGACTGTACTAAAGGCTCCTCCCGCATAACCAGAGGTAGAGCCTGTCCTACCATCTTACTGCCCATGATAAGTCGGTTGCCCTGGGAGCCATCCATCAGGGGTATCATATTGGTGTTTACGGTATACATGTCCTTAACAGAGTCCACCGCGTACTGAGCTTTGCCTGCCTTTACTTTGGAAACCGTGCCTTTATCGACGACGTCTACATTACCCTTTTTAAGCTCCTGCTCCGGAAATGCTATAGTCAAGTCACGCATCTTAGTAGTAGGGACGTACTCCATCTTACCTGTCTTAAGGTTACGGAGCTTGGAGTAAATCCTGCCGTTCGCGTCCCTACCGGCTCCCAAAGCAAACCTAACGTCTACGCCTACCTGGCTGGACTCTGGAGTCCTAAAGGGGTCTATAACGCCTAGAGTGGAAGGGTGCAGCTTTCTGACACCCCCGGGTATGGCCCGCTCACTGGCGATACCACCCTCCCCTAGGCGAGTAACAGCCATTTGACTATCCACCTGCTCGATAGGATTTATCTGGGAGGGAAGCACTGCTAGCTGGGAGCTAGCTATGTACTTCTTCAGCTCAGCGGCAGTGGTAGCGGTAGGCATTACCTTACCCACCCTAACATCCTGAGCGAGGTCCAGCTTATTACGCAGCTTAAATTGAATCTCTCTAGCCCGGCTTCTCAGCCTCTCTTTGATTAGGTCCTCGGGAGCCAAAACCTTCTGAAACTCTAGGCTGTCTCGATCGTCCTCTTCCTCTTCCTCATTGTAAACCCGTACTAGCTTACGGCTAGCAGCCAGCAAGGACTCCGGGGTGACCCTATTAAACGACTTACCCAGAGTTCGAGCAGTAGTCTCCTCGGATAACTCGGTATTATTCTCGAAGTAGTCTTTGATGGCATTTACTTTGTCGTTAGTACCCTTGTGCACCCTCTTAGATGGGGGGATGATCCTCTCGTAGAGCTTACCTACCGCCGAGGCGCTCTTCTTTTCGTAGGAGTCCCTATTGCGGTCTGCTAGCCCCTTACCCCAGTACTTAGATATATCGTTATGCTCTAGACCCAGCTTACGCAGCACGGGGTACATAGGTATTTTTGCCGTACCATACTCCATCTGAAGGTGCCCCTTACGGGTATCCATAGATACTCGGAAGTTAGCCCCCTTAGATAAGTTAAAGCTGGCCTCCATTTCATCATTGCCCCTACGTCGGGTGTACACTCCCGGCAGAGTACGGAGCTGGTGCTTCATTGCATACTCGTTGCCATTTACTACCATGGTTCCGCGCCCAGTAACCGTAGGCACATGCATCACAGTATGTTTATTCTTTTTTGAGACTACTTTACCGGACTTATCCCGTATCTCTATCGTTGCTTTTATAGGGTCGTATATAGACCCTCCCTTATACATTGCTCTTTTTTGCTCAGAGTATGTAGACCTTTTATGGGGGTCCATATGTAGGTTGGTTGCATGGATATCGTAGTGGGTACCTATTATGGGGAACAGGTCTCTAACTCCCTCAATGGCCTTCTCACGTATCCTAGACGTCCTAACATACGGGCTCTGAAATATAGGCATAACTCTTTTGTTGTCGGACATGCGTAGCCCTCACGCAAAAATAACCGTTTTAGTTGTTATAAGTATACGTTCTCACACCCCTGCACCTAACCCCGGCCCCTCGCGAGGGCCGAGGGGGTGATGAGACTTAACCTAGGGGGCTGCTTCTCCTATCTACTAATAAGCGGCCCCCATACTCCACTGGCATAGCCAGAGGAAGGAGATCAGCATGGCTGACTCACGTAAGACTAAGCGCTCAGGATCCGAGCGTACTACTACTACTAAGCGTCCAACCCGGGCGCAGCTCCAGGCCGCATTGGAGCAAGTTTATGCAGCGCATGGGAAGGATGCGCTGGAGGTGAAACAGAAAGTGGGGGAGATTATGTCACCTGTGGGCGAAAGCGGCAGGCCGGCGGGGCTTAGGTGGCGTGCCCCGCTTACTATGGACGTGGTGGAGCTAGGCGATTGGGCTCGCTCCACTGTAATCTCCTTCCTCGGCAATGCCGAGCTTACTGCTACTCACCGCGAGGCGCTGATGTCCTGGAGAGGGTTAGTGGAGATCCTACCCAACCGGGAATTGGGGCCGGTCAAGACCTCCCGGGGTCCACTACGCACTATCGCCTCGCTACAGCAGCTGCTGGGCGAGGATGCTACTGTTATATCCCGGCTGGTCGGTGGCCCAGTACGGGAAGCCTTCGAAGCCCTAGAGCGCCGAAAGGCGTGGGCGGAGAAGAAGGCGCGAGAAGCGGAGGAGGCAGCCAATGCCGAGGCGGCAGCGGCTGAGGAGGCGGCCAAGGCGGAGGCAGACCTCCAATCAGCCGTAGATGCTGAGATCCAGGCAGCCCTAATGGAGGTGAACCGGGAGGCCAAAATGGCGGGATTGGCCTCCATCCTCCGGGAGTACGGGGCGCAAGTGGCGGCGGCGAGAGAGTGGCTCACTCTCGAGGACGCAGAGAGACGGAAGGCTGCGAAGGAGGCGGATAAAGCCAACTCCGCCATCTTGGCGGAGGACCCTCAGGTAAACGTGTTGAGGGCTATGCGGGGGAATAATAGGGAGCTGGCGGCAGCCTGGGCTACTATCAAGCACGCCAAGGGCGGCCGCCGGAATGCGGCCATCGCGAAGCTGAGGGAGCTGGACGGCCGCTTCCAAAAGGTGGCGTATCGTAAGAGCGCCATGCTACGCGCTCTCAAGGGCGATTGCCGGGGGCTTCTAAACCACGAGCTGGCTCAAGAGGCCTCTCTCGAGTTCTCCGCCCACACGGATAGCCTCGATGAGGCCTCATCGATACCGCAGATACGCAAAGCGGGGGTGGGAATCCCGGGGTGGGTAGCGCCCCCCACTAAGACCAAGAAGGCTGCGGTGTATGACGCAGCTCATTGGTTTGACAAAATGCTAGAGCGGGCTGCGGATCTCTAATAAGCGGATCTGGGTACCAGAGCTCCTGGCCACCGTTATCTACGACCCTGACGAAGTCGTTAGTAACGGTGACTTGGACTCCGGAGCGGAGACTGCAGGAGAAGGCCTAATCTCTTTCAGTCTACTACTGGGTCTGGCGGTGGGCTTCTGGGCTGCTATGCAGCTCATGAAGATCGCTAAGGACACAGTAGTCTACTCACCTGCAGGAACCCACCAAGCTGGATACCGAGAGGTTGACCAGCAGGGTAGGGTTACGGTAGGGGGGCAGAGGTTCTCACCCAGTGCAGACTCCCTCTGTGGGGACGTGACTCAAACCCCTCAGGGTAGAGTGATCGATACCACGCAGGAGGGCGGATGGATTGGAGAGCACCTCATAGCTAAAGCTCTCGCGGCACACAACCGTGAGGGCTATACCCGACGAAAGAAAGGAGGACGATGATGTCTTGTGGACATACAGACGTGAACCCTTTCAACTAAGGTAAGGAAAGCGGTCAGCACTAGGTGCTGACATCTAATGGCAGACTGGCCGCTTTTCTTTAGCTATCAGACTTAACTACTATAGGCGTACCGAAGTCTAAGACGTGTACGGGCACACCATCTAAGACAATGTGCCTGTGGGTGAGAGTAGGATCCTCTAACCTAGGCAGGTCTTCACTCTGTAACTCACAGGATCCTGGTAGGATACAAGCCATAATCAAGGTAACTACTCTGCGCATTGGGGCCTCCTTATTGTTGCAGCCGCCCCAAGCATAGTTACTTTATCTATAGTGTCTACTTAACAGGCACCAACCACTCCAGATATACCTTGAAGCTACCGGAGCCCCTCATGTCTGCAACTTCTTTTTTACCTATGATAAGCTGCCCGGATGCACCTTGTCTGAGTATGTGATCGTACTCGGGATTGCCATCTTCCCCGATAACAAATACCCTAGCATTTGGGATGAAGTCATTGACGACTTTTTTAGGCTTACCTTCCTGGGGATTTGAGCCCTCTGTCCGGATAGGGTTACTCTCCGCATCAAAACCTGGGGGAGGGTCAGGAATGAAGGGGAAGGGGTCTGGAACGCCCAGCGGACGATTGCCCGCCATCTGGGACATAGTAGTTATGTAGTCAGAGCCCGGTTTGGCATCCTGATTCACATCATACCCCCTTGCTGCATCTGTTGCACAGCCATATTCTTTTGGTCCAGCTGTAGCTGCTCAAGCCTCTGAATCACTACGCTGTACATAACATAGTCTTCCGCCTGCAAGCTAGACAGCTGAGACTTACGAGTACCCTGATCCATTTGCATGAGCTGCATAGCGATGTTGTCTGCCTCTCCGATTACAGCTTGCTGGTCGTAGGTTAGGCCCATACCACCCTGCTGGGCTGCCATCTGTCGAGCTTGCTGACTGAGGTCCTTCTCTAGCTCAGCCATATCCATCTCTAGCTCTTTCCGAGACCTAGTATCCGTGAGGGTCTCGTTCTTAAGCTTCTGACGCTCTTCATCGAGGTCTATGCCGTGGTAATCAGCAAGGGTCGTCTTGGAGACAATGCCACTTTGGAAGAGGTTCATGGCCATCTGCTTCTGAGCCATGTCATCCAGCATACGGAAGTCTCCAAGCTCAGTCTTGATGGTGTTCCACCCTAGGAACTTACCGCACTTACTAGTGATCCAGTGTAACAACTGGTTTAGCTGGAAGGTGCTACTCTCTAGCTGATTCTCCAGCATGCGTAGAGTAACACTGGACCCAGTAAAGCTAAGGCCACCGTAGATAAACTCTTTAGGGAACCCCATGGCGGCTATGATGTTGTCTTCAGCTCGGTTTATCTCTGCGTCTACCATGAGGGCGCGGCCTTCTCCACCCACCTGAGAGACTCCTACGGCCACTGGAGCCATCATGATATGATTCGGGTCCCGCCTCCACTTCTTAATGTTGTCCTCAACCTCAGCCATAAACTTAGACATAGACAGGGTGAGGATCGGATCGGCGTTACCGGATACAGGCTGGGGATGCATAACCCTCATCGGGATAATACGTTCGAGAGCTATAGACTCGTTAGCCTTACGTAGTACCGAGGCGTGGTAGAAGAGGTGTATCGTAGACGTTAGCGGAGGGTACCCCCAGCCACTATCTACCCCTGCAGGGGAGTCCGCCTTCATGTGGAAGATCTCACCACGATTAAACTTGAATAGCTGGTCTTCGGCTATTGTCCTAAGCATGGACATCGGCATAGTAGAAATTAAGTGCTTATCCCCGTTGAAGATCTTGCTCTTAACATCCGACGCTATGGTAAGATAGTACTCACTCTCTCCGGTCACTGGGTTGTGTGTAATGTCTACTAGCTTGGGGTCCCACCTAACTATGTTTATCTTCTCGGGCTCCAGGATGAGCTTGTCCTTTACCTCCACTTTACCCGAGTGCTCACACTCTGGGCAGGCCATAGAGAAGGTGGCGCTATCGGGCTTGTACTTAAAATCCAAAGAGTGAATGTCTGCTTCGTAGCTGCAGGAGCCACACTTCAGGTACCTCTTGAATGGGAAGTGCATAGAGCAAAAAGCGTTGCCGTATACCTGTAGATCGAGGGAACTACGTATGAGAGCCCTCTTCACGCCTAGTATATCCTCTAACAGGCGCCTGTAAGCTGCAGTTAGCTTGTCGCTATCACTGAGATAGTTCACCTCTGTGATCGGGTACTCGGCAAACTTCTTAACGCCAGCGTAGATCTGAGCAGAGTTGTAGTATAGGTACTCTGTCCAGCGAAAAAGCTGTTTCAAGCTTCTGGGGCTAAACGAGTGAGCCCATAGCCTCATGGGGTCAGGATAGGCCCCGATGTGCGCCCCGTCAGTACCTATTGGATTCGAGTGATTACCGTGCATCGCGGGACCCTATTTTACTGTTTTTTGTGTTATAAGTATACGTCCTAATCCATCTAGGAGGCAAAGATGATTAGATATTCATCTAACGGGGGGAATCCCGTGTTCCTAGTTGCACCTGCAGATTTAGGAGGCCTTAGAATAGACAAGGTTTTTGGTGCTACATGGAACTCTAGAGCAGGACTATGGCTGCTTCCAGCTATGTACCCGTACGGGCTGGTTGTCAAGGAGGATGTGGATAACCTAGCCCCGGAAATGGCCTGGGAAGAAGGAGCAAAGTCCGCAATAACTAATCTACAATCTGTCAACGACGCTGTGAGCAATCACAGCCTAGATGGCTTCAGTCCAAAAGTGAAGCCCTACGACCACCAGATTGAGGCACTATCTCTGGCTATACACAGCCCTAGAGTAGCTCTGTTTCTTGATCCAGGGCTCGGTAAGACTAAGATCGGCTGCGACCTAATACAATACTGCCGGGCTAAAGATCCTAATTTTATGTCCTTCATCATTGCTCTAAAGGTGAATCAGTTCACCTGGAAGAGAGAGATGGAGTTTCATAGTGGCGGGGATCTTAGACTGGAGCCTCTGGTAGCTACTTCCCCAAAGCAGAGAGAAAAGAGGCTAGCTAAGATACTAGAGAACCCTGACGGCAAACTAGCTGGCGTGGTGGTAACCTACGACACCTGTAGGGTGGCCTCAGAGCTGCTCTCTACTATACCGTTTACGTGCGTCATCGCTGACGAGTCACACAGTATGCGTAATCCTAGATCTAAGAAAACAGACGCTGTGCTGAAGCTAGTAGAGGGCCATGCTCCTAGGGTTACTCGGAGACTAATACTAACGGGAACCCCGTCTCTAGGTAGCCCGCTACACCTGTGGGCGCAACTAAAGCTGCTCGGTAACTTCCTGGTGCCCAACTTCTGGAAGTTCAGAGGTAGGCACGTAATAACCAGCCCCTACAACTCCAATATAGTGACTGGCTTTAAGAACGTGGGGATACTTAACGACCTCGTCTCCTTATGTAGTATGCGGCGTACTGCAGAAGAGTGCTTAGACCTCCCGGAGAGGACTATACAGGTAGTGCCAGTGAATGCAGGAGCATCCCTAAAGAGGCTATACAACACGGTAGCCTCCCATGATCCTATTACCCTATCTGGTAAGGTAGTGCCCTCCCCTGAAAATACGATCACGGCTATGGGACGGCTGGCTCAGATGTCCAGTGGGTTCGTGTACCTATCCCGCAAGGACCCCAACATCTGTGAGGACTGCCCACATCTAGTATCCTGCGTCAGGGAGAATATATCCCCGTACACCACTGCCTGTCAGGTCGAGCAGCAGGATCCCGGCAGAGACGTGCTACCAGTACCTGGGTCCCCCGTCATGGATACCGTTAAGGGATTAGTAGAAGAGCATGTCAATAACGGGAAGAAGGTCATACTTTGGGGTAAACATCAGTACTTCATGGAGCAGGTCTCTGCAGATCTAACTAAACTTCTGGACTGCGAGGTACTGCGCTATGACTCTACTACTGAGTCGCACAGTGAAGTAGAGGCTAAGTTCAACTCCATAGAGGGCCCCGCTGTGATAGTGGCTCAGATATCTATGGGCATCGGGGTGACGTTCAAGGCCCCGGTGATGATATATGGCGAGGTAAGCTGGAGCCTGGATCATTGGCTACAGTCCCTGGACCGGAACTACGGCATCCGCGCTAAGGGGTTCGGGAAGCTGCTAGTGCAGGCCGTGGTGGTTAACGGCTCTATTGCTCACAGCACTATGGAGCTACTAAACAGCAAGGTGGATGTCAGCAGTATGATGTCCACTAGGCCTAACTGCGTGACCTGCGTTAACGCCCTGAAATGCTTGGATGAGGGCACCATGCCCTTCGATAGGGCGTGTATACTTCAGGACACTGTAGAGAAGACAAAGATTCCTGTGAGGAGGCTGTAACATGGCCCTTAATCTGCCAAAAGGCTATCTGTCTGCTAGTCAGATCAATCTCTATCTAACCTGTCCCAAGAAGTACGAGGCCGAGTACGTGCTTGGAGTTCGCCCAGAGGTAAAGAGGCCCGCAGCTATGAGTGTAGGTAGCGGAGTGCACAAGATGGTGGAGACACACCTCCAAGCCACGCTAAACGACACCCTACTAACCACGGAGGACATCACGGATATCATCGAGGATGACCTTCGAGGCTACTTCGACCCTACCACTGTAGACCTAGAGGGTGATGGCCTCGAGCAGTGGCTGGACTACACGCAAAAATTATACAATGTGTGGTATAAGGATGTGTCCCCACACCTCGCTATCACAGCAACAGAAATGGAGGTAGAGAAGGTGATCGGGGATGCCCCCTGCAAAGGCTTCGTAGACTATATCGACGCCGGGGCAGGGTACCAAGAGGTCTGTGACCTCAAGGTAACTAAGCGCGCTAAGAGCATCGGAGATGCTAGAGACTCCGTGCAGCTCGCTATCTACTCTATGGCTACGGATATCCCTTGCGTCCGCTTCGACAGTCTTGTAAAGACCAAGACTCCGAAAGTGGCGGTGGCCCGCTACGAGTTCGCTAAACACGAGCTCGACTACTTTGAGGAACTTATTGGGGAGGTTGCACTAAATATTTCAAGAGGAAACTTCCCTAGAACCACTCCCACGAGCTGGGCCTGCTCCGAGAAATGGTGCAGCAATTGGGGCAACTGTAGAGGTAAGAACATCCATGAATATATTTGAAGACCTAACAGTAAATAGCGGCATCGCGTCCGCAACCTATCGACTAGTAGATACTAAGGATCTCATCTTCGCTAACGAAGGTAGTCCTGACGAGCTGCAGGCCCGGGAGTACTACGGATCTGAGGATCAGATCGCCTCCCTTAAGGAGTCTATCAAGGCTAAGGGTCTACTAGAATCCCCCATAGTCATGCCTGTGGATAACGGGCAGTATCGGGTGATCGAGGGCAATCGCCGCATGTTCGCCCTCAACTCCCTCATCAACGAGGACGGGGTCGTTTCTACTGATGACGGCAAGGCTCTAACTAAGGTACGGGTAGAGGTTCGTAAGCCGGAAGAGGATTTAGTTGAAGAGCACTTCAACGAGTGGTTCGCGCTAAATCCCGATGCAGATCAGGAGCTGCAGGATGACGTACGGGAGCACTTCGAGAAGCTCATCCGTGCGCATATCAACAGTGACTCGCTGGTGCGTAATACCCTACGCCTCAACTGGAACGACATGGAGATAGCTCGTGCTGCCCAGGCACAGCTGGATCTCGGTGTATCTATTGAGGACTTCTGTGCCCGCACGGGTATGTCTAAGCAGAGCCTTAACAGTCGCTTGGCCCTCCTCGCTAAGGAAGATGTCATGCCGGACGTGGTTCAGGCCGTCGAGGAGGGGGACGTATCTTTCTCTGTAGGTAAGCTCCTGGCTAACATCAAGGAGGAACACAGCGAAGTCCGCAGTGAAATCCTAGAGAAGGCTAAGGGCTCCACTGACGAGGAAGGGAAGGTTTCCAAGTCCTCTACTGTGGCTGAGGTATCCTCCATGATTGCAGAGAAGGAGGTTGAGGCTGGTGAGGTTATCCGCAAGGACGTCCGTAACCGGGCTCCTAAGAAGAGTGCCTCTAAGATGGCTAGTGAGGATCAGCTCCACCGAGCTATCCTGGAGGTTTCGGGTGAGCGGGAAGAGATTAGCATCCGTATGGAGGAAGCTAAGTCGGACGGCGAGGAGCCTACGGACTCGGATCAGAACGCCCTAATCAACGCAGAGCTGATTCTAGATGTGCTCAAGAGTGTGGCCGGTGCTAAGGACTTAGGCGAGTCTCTAGAGGATGTTCTTTCGGAGAAGATTTACTCGTAGTATTTGGTCCAGCGAGAGAGCTTGTCGACTGCTTCAGACTTGATTTGCCTGATGCGCTCTGAGCTCAGGCCTAGGGTAGTTGACAGCTCTCTCAGGGAACAGCAAGAGCCGCCGTTGAGGCCATAGCTGTTTTCTACTATGAAGCGCTCTCGCTGAGTGAGGAATCTAAGAAACTCAGCGAGGGCTAGCTTCTCATCAGCAGATTGCCTAGACGAGAAGTAGGCGTGCTCTGTGGACTCCTCAGGTATGACTATATCGGATACGTACACCGGTATGGGCCTGCCCTGAGGAACTCTAACTAATGAGGTACTATGCTTGCGCATGGACATGAATATCCAATGTCCGGCGTAGGTGCAGAACCTTATATTACGGGTGTGGTCAAACTTGGAAAACGCCAAGAGAAGACCCTCATTCCCGTTACTAATTAACTCTTCCAAAGTGGAGGGGTCCTTATCTCTCCAAATACGCTTGGCCATTAAGAAAACCAAACGTAGATTACTTTCTACAATCTGCCGATGGATATCTTTTTTTCTGGCTTCAGTGACCTCTGGAGAATAATATTCCTTAAACAGCTGGTCTTCTTGGGCCCGGCTCAAGACTACAACCTTAGACAGATCGTTGTAGTAAACATCTAGAAAGGTGTGCGTTAGCATATGAGCGATTCCAATCTCTATGAGACTATAATTGCGGGAGTCACCGCGAATACGGACGGTCTAATCGGTGAGGAGGGCGGCATCCGGGTCCCGGTGATGAAGATAGTTCATCCGGCCAGCATGGGCAAGGACTGGTGTCCAGATGCTGCTCGGCCGGGGGATCTATGTATTGCTGGAACCACCTTCGGCAGCTCCGTTGAGTTCGTCCCGGTACTAGGCTACAAGGGCCGCATCAAGTTTGACGGGGATACTTCTATGATTGACTGCTCATCTCTAGACACTAAGAAGGGCAGCAAGTATGGCGCCTGCGTTGATTGCGACCACCTGCCTTGGCGTAATGGTCAGCGCACCGCGTGCTTCGATAATATCAATGTATTCGGCGTCGTAGAGCACCAAGGGGGATATCAACTAGTCAAAGCTACTTTCTCCAAGACTAGCTTGTCCTCTGGCAAAGCCCTCTTCCGACTTGCTAAGAGGGATTCTAGACCACTATGGGCTAAGCGATTTGTCCTGTCTACTACAAAGAAGCAGGCTAACGGACGCAGCTGGCTACAGTACGATATTGCTCTGTCGGCTTCTCCGGTTCCTGAAGATCTAGTTCAGGCCGGCTTCAAGCTTAAGGGGGACATGGAGAAGGATTATAATCAGCTACGGCAGCGCCTAGAGAGCCGTGGCTTAGCTCAGATCGAGGCCCGCAGGGCTCCTAGGCAGATAGAATCTCAGGTTAAAGAGCCTGAAGGCGAAGTTCCTAGCTTCGACATCTAGAAACCTACGTAAGTAGCCCGGGTCTACAAGCTAGACCAGGGCTGCCGGGAGATACTTATGCATCTCTTTAGCCAAGAGGCTAAGTCCCTGGGGCCATGGTCGCCTACTAAAGTATCTATGCTTGAAGGTTGTAGCCGAAAGTTCGAGTGGTCTTATGTACGAAAGAGGTACCTAGAAGAAGACGAAGTGTATCCTACGGACAAGAGCGCTCTAGAAATAGGTAAAGGGATACATAAGTATGCGGAGCTACTGAAAGAGGGCGCGGCGAGGGATATCGCTCAAGATGCCGCTCTAGACGAAGTACAGATAGAGATGAACGACCCCCAGAGGGCTAAGATACACGCAGCGTTCGAGTCTGTGAGCGGCCTAGAAGAGAGACTAATTAGGTTCAAGCAGGGACACGCTGTAGTAGAGGACCTAGCTGAGTGTAGGTTTGCAGCTATGCCCGACATGACCGGAACCTATTTCTTCAACAACTCCGGGGTTATCAGAGGCGTGCTAGACAGGTGTATAATCGTCAACAAAAATGGAGGGTTACACGCCATCGCTATTGACATTAAAACTGGGAGGGTGAATAATATAGAGGATCATGAGATCCAGCTATCAACATACGGAATGCTACTGCACGCTAATAAGCGTGGGTTACACACAGTGCAGACGGCGATATACTTTACTGAGAACAGCCAGCTAGTCTGGAATCCTCTAAAGATGACTCGAAAGTTTGCACTGTCTGAAGAAAACCCATCCGTAACTAAGATTAACCAGCTCTCAAAGGCGTACTATGATACTGGCGCAGCACCGACTAGAACTCGGCTGTGTGAATGGTGTACGTTCAAGAGGGTATGTGATAAGGAATAAGGATGTCACAAGAAAAGGCCTTCCGGCCTAGGTCCCTATGGGGGGATATTGGCCTAGCTGAATGGGTCTCTGCCCTCTCTGGATCCCCCGGAGAGTGGAAGATAAAGGGGAAATCCGTAGTAGGGAAGTGCCCTTATCACCCAGGATATAATCCAACATGTCACGTGACCCCAGAAATGGGGGTGGTGAAGTGCTTCTCCTGCGGTAAGTCCGAGACGGACCCAATTAGATTTCTAGCTGCCGCTACCTCTAGCTCATGGACAGAATCCATGAAGCGACTGGGTAGAGTAGCCAACTTAAAGCTGCCTAGAAAAGTAGTGCAGGACATGCACGTAGCGGAGCTACGTCAGACTATTAAAACTGGGATACTATCCGCCTGCAACACTGCTCTGGTGATGGCGGCAAAGTCAAAGGACTCTGAAAGACATAAATACGCAGTGCCTCTGCTAGACTTCTTAGAGTCTAGGGGAGTCCCCACAGATGACACTTTAGGTAAGCTTCCGATAGGCGTACTGCCACCCAGGGTAGAACTAGTAAAGCATCTGCCTGAGGATATATTGGAGCACTCTATTTCTTATTTAGAATCCTCTATGACGGGGCCCAATACCGGGGCACTACTCCTAGCGTATCATAAATCTCCTACTGAGATCACTAGGTTCAAGCTGAGATCAGACTTCCTCCGACCAGATGGAGCAAGATCCACGCACTATGTCCCGGATGCGAATGAGGAGACCATAGGCTTCTTTGGATTACCATTCTACTCAGCGATGCTGTGGGGGGCACAAAAGGCTGGTAAGAGAGCCATGATAGTGGAGGGGGAGACAGACGCACTAGCACACATGGTTGAGTTCCAGAGTGGCCTTAGCTACGAAGTAGTAGTTGCCTGTGGCGGGGCATCCGTATCTAGCCCGGATATTCTTAAAGAGTACTGCGGCGTATCAGAAGTGATGCTGGTATGTGACCACCCGGATCACGGAGGGGACGCTATAGCTAAGATCATCATGTCTCAGACCTCCATGCCGGTTAAGGTATTTTCTTGGCCACCAGAAGTAGAGGCTAAAGATCCCGATAAGGCTATTAAGAAGCATGGCTGGGAGACCTGGTTATCAGCTCTAACAGCTAAAAGAACAGAAGGCACTCATCAGAAGTGGGTTAACTTCAAAGCTGCGCACGTATGGCTAGCGGGTGTTACTAAGGCTAAGTTAGCGTCCTTAGACCCAGACGACCTAAGGGGGCAGAAGGAAGTTATAGGGCAGGATGGGAGCTGCCTAAGGGAGCCTGAAGCACAGATGGCCTACGCTAGAGCGGTAAGCAAAATGTGCACCCTAACTATAGGGACTATACTAGAGTTGGTCGTAGGGAGAGACGACAGCGAGGAGGGATTTATAGCTAGGATACTACAAGCCTTGAGGGAGGAGTTCTTCTTCATTGGAATAGATGGAAGCAAGGGTAGCGACACTCTCATCCGGGCTTGGCACAGGAAGAAGAAGGAGCCTAGAGAGTGGAGAATGAGCCGGACAACAGAGCTCTACTCTCAAATATCTCAGGACTTAGGGTCCATACTCTATTGGCTAAAAAGTACCGTAGGCATTCCGCAGGCAATCATAACGACCTCCAAGGGCGGTACAATAAAAATACCAGAACAGAGCACCACAGTGGGGGGGTATATGCAGATAGCACTTTCGCAGTTATGCGGGGAACTACCTACTACGCGCAGCCTAACCGAAACCAAAGCTGGCGCACACTATGTAGAGCACGACTTCGGGGCGGGACCCGAGACTTGCTGGGCTCTAGTTAATGGGCATGAGGTATATATAGGTAGGTACACGGACGAGTGTACGTTGGAGTGGACTTGTCTCGACGGCCCGCGTCTAGGAGATAGGTACTTCAACATTGTGCGGGCGCCTTGGTCTACCGAGATCACTAGTTGCCTAGATTTAGAGCAGGGAAACTCTGTAAAGCACTCTGATGTATATGATTTTCTAGTATCTGCAATCCATACGGGCTGGACACTAAAAGGGGGCTTGGAGGACTGTGAGTACCTCGCTGCAGCTATGATGGTCAATGCCATCTCTAGCTGCTTACCTAGGCAGCTGTATACGCTAATCAACGGGGCTAGAGGCACGGGCAAATCTAAGCTTTTAGATATTATTGCGGGCTCCGACCCCACGGTGAGATTGCTGGAATGCACCGCGGATGTTCAGCAGGCATACACCACTGCCGGGTTCCGTAAGGACATGAACAACTGCGCACTAGGGGCCGCACTTGATGAGTTCGAAGACAAGGGGGACGACTCGCACTCCAGATCTGTACGTGGAATACTAACGGATATCAGAGGCTTAACTAACAGTCCAGTATGTCGAATCACACGTGGTAACGTAGAGAGTAAAGAGGCAACCGTCTACACTCTACGATGTCAGATCTGGGCTGGCGCGATTAACTACTTGCGGGAAGAGGCTGATGTAAGCCGATTCATGCAGATCCATACAGTACGTTGTGAGTCTAAAAGTGACCCACATACAACTATGCTCAATACCTTTGGGCAGGAAACTATTCAGAAGTATCGAAGGGCTCTATCTACTGGTATGTACAGGCTGGCCCCTGAGTACCTCAAAAATCTAACAGAGTTACGCGCCACATACAGCCAGCCCGCTATAATGGATGCCCTAAGTAAAGAGGTCGGGGCAACCGTACCCTCGAGGTTTTTGGATGGGGTGGTAGTGACCGGAGCCATGGTGGCTTGCGTTGGGCTGAACCCACACTCCTACATACTAAGAGTTATAAAATCGAAAAAAGAGCTCCTAGAGATAATCACTACATCTACACAGGAGCAGGACCTACTGGATACAATCCTAAGCTCGAAGGTAGAGCACAAGCGCCCGGGAAGTGAAAGTCGTAACACCTCAGTTCGTACTATACTATCCGATCCCACTGCGAGGCACAGCCTAATAGAGATGGATTGTGGTCTATCCTATGTTGAGGATCTAAACAACGGTAACCGAGAGCGCTGGTTAATTGTAATGTGGCCAGACGTAGTTAGACAGCTGCTTAGGGGATCCAACCGGTATGGTAAGGATACCGCAGAGAGACTAAAACGGATGGGAGACTCCAGCCCTAATACTAAAAACTACCACACGGTACGTCGTCGCCTTGGAGGGCTAACCTCAGTGCTACGTCCGGGAATCACCGCATCAGATATCACCATATATGATATCACCGAGATGCTGGATTCGTGGGATCAGAGAGGTACAACATGATGAAGCCTAGTGGGTGTCAATCCTGCCCTAATTTCAAGGAATCTACCTTTGAGGTTGGGGTGGGCGCCAGCCCCTGTGATGTACTATTTCTAGGTGAAGCTCCTCCACCGTGGGGAGGAGTTTTCAATGACAACGCAGGCCGTCTAGTAAAGCATATGGTAAGCCAGATGGCTAGTTCGGAAAGGATTTCCGGCAAGGTAAACGGGCCACTACAATCAATGGCTGCCCGTGCACACTATATGTACGGGGCTTGTTGTCCCGGTAAGAATACTAAAGAGGTTTTTAATACCTGCGCTACCAGCATTATATATCAGAAAGTGCACAACCTAAATCCAAAGATTATTGTGTGCTTTGGTAGCCGCCCCTTAAATGGTTTGGGATTAGATGCGAACGCTGAAGAGATACGGGGTAGGGTAGTAACAGTGCAGGTTGCAGGCAGGCCTTTCAAGGTCATGCCTACTTTCAGCCTAGCTCGGTTCTTCCGCAACCCAGGCTTGTATAGCCTAGTAGAGAACGACCTCAAGAAAGCTGCCGTAGCCGCAGCGGGGTCCAGCGCTGAGGCTCTAGATGTGCCCAAGCTAATAAAGGGTTTCGACATACCCACCTCTCTGGAGGATGCTATAGCTATCTGTGACGAGTACGCCAACTACTCTACAGGGGGTAAGCCCGCTAATCAGTGCATGATGGCTTTGGACTTCGAGACCACTACTCTCTGGCAGTGGTCCAAGACTGCTAGAATTATTGCGCTGTCGGGGTCAGTGGGTCCAGGGAAGTCTTTCGCTGTGCCGGTGGATCATAAGGACTCCCCATACGAGTTCCACGAGATTATCCCTTGGGTACTGAAAGTGTTGGGATGTGACAACCCTAAAACCTGGTGGAACTACAAGTTCGACTACAGCATGGCCCTGTACCCACTAATGCTACGTACGGCGGAGGCTTGTGCGCTACATCCCGGACTGGAAGAAACTATTGAGGAAGTCTCCGGGATGAGCATGGACTACATGCTGAAATTCGGCCCCGTGAGAAACACTAAGTGGGATGGTATGCTTGGGGAGTATATGCTGGATGAGGATAGAAAGAGCTTCTACGGCCTTAAGACTGTTGCAGTAGAGGAGCACCCCGAGCTAGTGGGTTACGAGAGCAGCCTCAAAGAGGCGCTAGATGCTGCTACGGTTCGAGAGTTCGATGAGTCATTTTCTCGGGTAGCCTCTACTGACCCCAACGAAGTAGATGGGTTGTATTACCCGGATACCTCCCCCATAGGGCATGGGTTTGATCTTACTACTGTCGAGTCTTCTTCTAAAAAGTATGTGGCCAAGCTTAGAAAGATGAAGAAGGGACAAACTGCTGCGAATAAAGAAGCTATAGACGGAGCTATTGCAGCCATAAAAGGGTGGGCAGCAGAGTGTAAGAAGGAGATGTCTGCAGCCAAGGCTGGACTCAAGAAGTTCTTTACTCATAGAAAGCGGCACCGCTGGGATGGCAATCCCCACTACGACGGGGTGACTTACGAAGAGCCCCCGATGCAGATGATGTTGGAATACGCTGCGGTGGACGCGGATCTAACCTGGAGGATAAGCGATTCTCAGAGGCTGAGGGCTTGGAAAGAGCACAGCCCTAAGCAGGCTAAAGCTGAGGGGTTGGCCCCCATGATATCCCTAATGTCCAGGCATTTCCTGCCCGCTACTGAGATGTTGGCTCAGATGCAGTACGAGGGTATTAGAGTAGACTATGAACACCTCGATTACTGCCAGAGGTCCCTAGAGGGTAAGATCCAGGAGTGGAGCTCCGCATTCTACGATAGAGTAGCTAAAGACCTAGGATTGACGCCGGACAACATAGATATACAAGAGAAATTGCTGGTCTCTAAAGTGTTTATAGCTGGGTACGGGTTGCCTAGAGTTAAGACTACGGAGACGGGGGAGGCTTCTGCTGATGAAGAATCCCTTAAGAAGTACATCGATCTCCTTCTCACTAGGGATGTAGAAGAGTACTTAGAGGCTAATGGACTGGGAGATATCTCGGACGAGATGCGGGACGAGCTATTGTCCAGCAACCCAGCTAATCTCCTCCTCAAAGTTAGGAAGTCATCTAAGGCGCTTACTACTTTTGTACTAGGAATCAAGAGAGGTTCCGCTTACGACGGTAGATTACGGGGGACCATCCATATCAATGGTACTGCTACCGGAAGGACCAGCTCATCCAACCCTAACCTACAGACCTTCCCTAAGAAGCTGGGTGGGATAAACATCAAGAAGCTGTTTGTGCCCACTGATACCTCGTCTGAGGCTAGCGCAACTGAGGTTGCGTTACGGGAAAAGTACAGGTGGGAGGTTGGAGAGGAGCTAGTAGTAGTGGATGTGGACTTTGGGGGTGCAGAGATCAGGGTCCTTACAGCGTACGCAGACGAGCCCACCCTAATACAGGCTCTCAAAGATGGCTTGGATGTGCACTCTTGGGTGGCGAGTGAGATATTCGGGGAGAAGTATGACGACATCCAGTACTACAGGAACTCTACTAATCCAGAAGAGGCTGAGCTAAGAGACAAGTACACCACTATGCGTAAGCGTGTTAAAAGTGTTAACTTCGGTCTTATCTACGGCACAGGGGTAAAGGGTCTAAGCGAGGATCTGAAGATTTCGGAGGATGAGGCGGCGAAGCTGATGGCTATGTTCTTCAACCGCTTCCCCGGTATTAAGGACTACATAGATAGGATTAAGGCTAAGGTACGCAGCGACAATATACTCCGTACCCCTACAGGTAGGGCGAGAAGGTTCTACACGGCTGGGGCGGGGGGTTGGTATGCAGCCCGGTGCGAGCGGCAAGGTATCAACTACCTAGTGCAGGGCTTCTGTGGTGAGATAGTCATCCGCACGATGATTAATCTATGGAAGAGCATGCAAGCGATTAGGGGTAGGATGATGCTAACGGTACACGACTCTATGGTGTGGGAAATGCCGAAGTCAGAAGTACCGAAGCTAGAGGGGTTTCTAGCGGAGAAGGTGGACAAGTTTATCAAAGCTGAGTTTCCAGAGGTGCCCGTGTCCATGCCCTATGATGTAGAGATCGGCCCCTCCTACGGGGAGGTTAGCTAAGCACGCAAATATCCACACTATAGTGGTATAAGATAACGTTCCACTATTGCGTATGTAGAGTGGGGCGACTAGTGGAGGGAGTCATAGCTCGCCTGGCGAAAACATTTTTCGCCAGGCGAGCTCTTCCACGTAAGGCAGGGCTGACAAGCCCTGCGTGTTTATGCCGACAGTATGTTGGTGACTAGTGGAGGGTTGGATGTCCGGACGATCGGGAAGACGATCTTTCCGGACATCTCAACATAAGGGCACCTCTAGGGGTGCGTGTTAATGCCGGCATTATGCCGGTGACTAGTGCAGAGATAGGGATAGGACCTACATCCCATCTAAGGCAGGACTAATTAGTCCCTGCGTGTAAAAAAACTAGCTCTAAGCTAGTAAAAGGTCATATCGTGGGTAAGCACTTTGCAGGCTACCCATGAGAAGACGGCGGCGTGTAAGCAGTCGTCCGGTTTGTTAGGAGAATGTCGCCAGACTTTCTTCCCAGCAGGAGTGACCTCTTCGTACAGAGCCAGAAAATCCTCGAAGGCTTCAGACATCCTTGGTTCGCCCAGAAAGGCTATACGCTTTTTCTTGATGTCATAAAAGAAGCAGTCAATGAGAGTGGTGCGGTCCGCAGTGTAGCGATCAATACCATTCCATTTAAGAGGTTTAGTCTGGCTTCCGTACTGAAGCTGGTAGAGGGGGCACTGCAGCTTGCTGAGCAACAGTGAGTTCGCCAAGGCCCCCTCTCCGGCATCGCCTATTACTAGATTTACGCGATACCTAGAAAAGAAAGTTGCTAGTTCATCTACGGTGGAGACGGGGTTCTGGTTGGGAAACACTTTGTAATCAACGGTGTTGAAGGTCCCGCCGGGTGAGTTGGAAAACACCCACGCTACGGTGCGGGACACGCCAGAGGTACCGCCACCAGACCAGTCTACGCCTCCGCAGGTAAATCCGGCAGCGGGCAGGGGCGAGTCGGAGCAGCAGGCAGCTAGATCATCCACACCAATGAGCCTAGAGCCTACGGAGTCAGAAACCCCCATAACCTCGTTATTAAACTTACTCTCTGGGTAAGTCTCGAGTTTATGAGTAATTCGTTCCCAGCGGTGAGGGACCTGGTTTTGGGGCAGGATAACCTGGGGGATGTGAAACCCTTGGGTTTTAGCGTTAGGCGCCATGTCTACCCAAGTACCGTCACGAACGTCGACGAGAGCTCCGCATGATAGGCATGCGAGGCCCGTATCGGTTATGCCGCGAGAGCTACGGTAGAATGAGCGCTTGCCGCAAGAGCCGCACCTAATACACCATTCAGACTGGGTAGACTGTTCCCAGATAAACTGAATGGTGTTCTCCATAGTCTTGGGGGTGCCCATGTAGGAGACATACCCAAACCTGGAGTTAGCTAGGCACTCGTTAATTACCGGTACTACGGACTGGTAGTCTATATCCTGCACCTCGTCGTAGATAACGCGGTCTGCAGAGATACCCCGGACGCGGTCAGCATCATCGGAAGCATAGTTAAAGATGAGCTCCGACCCGTTGCCTAGTACTTTGAGAAAGACGTTGTCGCTGAGAACTCTACCCATCATGGATCTCAAGTCCGGGGAGTGTTGAATCAGCTTACTAATCCGGGTGTTACTAAATGTGGAAGTCTGCTTCTGAGTGGGCGATATATACAGTGTCTTAAAGTGAGGCACAGCAACGGCTTCGCACACTGTGAACGCAGCAGCAGACACGGACTTCCCTACCTGCCTACCGCACATGAGGATGCTTCTAGAGTATTCCCCGGTGTACAAGGCATCGTAGAAGGGATAGTCCCCTAGAGAGAAGTCATCACCATCAAGCTGAAGGATAGATTCAGCTAGATCTTTCCTAGAGAGGGAAATAGACATTGAATAACCTAGATAGTTCAGAGAAGTCCTTCGGGACGCTACACGGTATGCCCACTGTAGCAGTGGGGCCGTCTAAGAGCCTACTTCATACTATGCTAGCCCACAACGTAGTAGTGTTGTGGGGTGTCGCCGGCATCGGTAAGACTGCAATGGCACATCAAGCGGGGGTAAGCATCGGGGGTTCAGTTTACGACTATAACATGGCCCAGCTGGATGAGACTAGCTTTGGTATTCCTCAGAGGCCAGAGGATGGGGCGAGCTACTTCGATGTGCTCCCGCCCAAGAAGCTCCACGACGCTATTGAAGAGGCTAAGGCAGGTAAGCCAGTTATTCTGTTCCTGGACGAGATAAACCGGGCGGATAAGGCTACTCTCGCTGTGGCTTGGTCTCTGATTGGTGACCGCACCCTTAACGGGGAGAAGTTGCCAGAGAACCTATACGTCATGTGCGCTTGTAACCCAGATGATGGGAACTACGAGACCATTGACATGCTTAGCGACCCCGCTTGGCGACGGCGTGGTAGCCACTACTGGGTGGAGCACACACTAGGCGGATGGCTGCGCTATGCCAAGAAGGTAGGCATGTCGGAGGAGGTTATCTCTTTTATTGAGATTAACCCAGAGGCGCTACTGGATGAGAAGGCTCGTGCAGCTAAGAAGCTCTATCCGACCCCCGCAAGTTGGCATAAGGTCAGTAACCTACTGAAGGTGGCCGACGAAACTGCTGGGATGGTGGAGCCAGCCATCGCATCTCTAATCGGCTCTGAGCACGCAGCTGCGTTCTGTGACTGGTCTCGGAACAAAGAGTACTCAGTCCACCCGAAGGACGTGCTCACTAACTTTGCTAAGGTTAAGCCTATCATAGAGAAGATGAAGAAGGATAGTCGTAGTGATGTTATCACTAGAACGGTCAACTCTGTGGGTCAATACCTCGCAGCTACTGATGACTGGCAGCCTGACAAGTTCGCTACCGGTTTTATCAAGCTAGCAGCTATGCTGACTGAGGAGACCAAGCATCTCCTAGTTAAGCACTTGATAGCTATGACCACCGACAATGCTAGTGGTCATAGGCAGAGGCACGATGAGCTGGCCACAGCTATTAACACCCACCACCCTAAGGAGTGGCGGGAGCTATACTCCACGATCGAGCAGATAAAGAAAGCTGGTCGTAACTTCTAATAGCTTGAGGGCTGTAGCACTACTAGCTGCCGCTCTCTTTTAGCTGAGAGAGCATGTCCCTACTTAGCTTATTCATAGCAGAGCAGTAAGCGGCTATCTCCTCTTCTTTACGTTTTAACACGGTGTTCGTAGCAGTGTCCGCTAAGTCCTCGGGCTTATCAAAGAACCTGTGGTAGACGTCATTAACAAAGGAGAGGTTGGCTGGTGGCTTAGGAAAACCGTGCACCGCTGCACACCCAGCTACAAAAACCTTAACCGATTCCCCGTACAGAGGGGTGAGGTCAGTAGCGTTCTCATAGATAGAGTACAGCCGGTTTAGCTCGTCTAGAGCATAACATATCTGGGCCGGGCGCAGAGGGTCGACTATCTCTGGTATAGCCAGCTCCGAGTTGAACGCCTCAGCTATAGCGCTGAACGCCCTGTCGTCCCACAGGAAACTGCTACTATGGATCGCTGCTACGCCCGCCAGCAACTGATCCCGTAACATCTCATTAGGTAAGCAGTTGTTATCATCTAAGTAGTCAAAGGTGGTCTCGTACTCCCACAAAAAAACCTTGCCTCCGGTTATAATATCAGCCGCCACTACTATAGGAGTGGCCGGAGTCCGGGCGGACCTGCACAGAATTTTCCTTGCGTATTCCGTGTTTGAATACCTGTCCCCGGCCAGCCTCATGCTACATACCTACCTTAGAAGCGAGTAGCTCCTTCATGTCTTTGGGTAGCGTCTCTAAGATCTCCATGAGCTTCTGGGGATCTACCTCCCCATCAGAGCTAATCTCCGGTACGATGTCGTCCCCTAAAATGTCTCCAATGACCTCAGGGCCCATACCCACTAACTTAGACACAGGCACCATAGTTCCGCCTAAGTCCATAGAAGGCTGCATTGCTACTTTAGTGTTGAACACGGTAGCCATGGGGTCTGGTAGATTACGCCCGTAGTGTTTTGACAACCCGGACATAATGTCTAGTTCTTCTACGGCAGCGGCTAGCTTAGTGAGGTCAGCCCTGGATGCCGTTGAGCCCAAGTTCTTAACAAACTCAGAAACCTTGATGTAGGCCTCAGAGTGCTCTGGCTCTGAAGCTGCATCAGACCTAGCTTCAATCCACATAGAGGCTTTCTCGGTGTCACACTGGGTAATGCCAGCCATGGTAAGGATCTCTGAGGAAACATTAATACCCGCATCGGCTGCGTACTTTACGAGTGTAATCGCCGCAGAAGCTGCGGTCTTTACCTGAAGCTTAGAGCGGTTGCGAAGTAAGGCCGCTTCCGCATAGGGGATATCCGAAGCATCTCTTAGCGGGAACTTAGACTGCGAAGGGATTAGGTAGGGGGGCTCGTAGTTAGAGGCCTCTTTGACTGTCCGCGACTCGGGTAAATCTAAGCCGAAGAGGTCTAGGGCATCGTCGATTCTGGAAACCACGTGAGGCGCAACATTTGCCACTTTTGTGGTATAAGCCTTAGACAGTATCGCATGCTCCGGCGTGTGTACTGGATAGTATCTATTGTGCGGGTCGGCAAAGGAAGACAAGGGAAGACTATCCCGTACCTCCGGCCCGCTAATAGCTAGTTGAGCATGCTTTGCAAGCTCGGGGTACTCCTGTAGTACCTCCCTAAGTAGATGCTGAGTAACGTCAGTGTTGATATCCATGTTACACCCTAGGAGTTAAAGATGAGAAGAAGCTTAAACCTAAGCAGGCTTAAGGCAGCCCAAAAGCCTACCCTAAAGGATAGCCTGCATAGTAGGCTAGCCATACTAGCGGGGAGCAAAAGCGTGGGAGGTATTTGCTCTACCATAGCGTCTTCGCTGCTGATTAAGCAATCAGAAGAGGTGCCTACTATGGCCGTTACCATCTCGGACGGCCGTTATATCCTGCTCTACAATGAGAATATGGTCAACGAGCTGACCCTTGAAGCTACGTCTGCGGTGCTGTGGCACGAGATGGGCCACCTACTCCTGGATCATATCAGCCGCATGGCCCTCATCCTTATGGAGTTTGAGGGTAAAGACCGAGCTAAGGCTATGAAGGTAATTCACTTTGGTGCGGATTACGCACTGAACTCCTTTCTTATTGACGACATGAGAACATTCTCCCTGGAGTTTCTGCACTGCGATATTGGCTCTCCAACGGAGTCGATGTCTCCGGACTACAACCGGCCCTACGGTAGGTATAGGGGCATCCACCCCACAGACAGAGGCTTCCCAGTCCTACAGAGCCTAGAAACCTACGTACGGCTCATCTGTGAGTCTGTGGATAATGATGGGGAGGAGTTCGTAAAAGAGTACCTAGAGGGGGGTGCTGGACAGGGGGACTCCGAGTCTAGCGATGAGTCGGGGGAATCTAGCTCCGAAGGCGAAGGCTCCGAAGGCGAAGGCTCTGAGGGAGGAGGCTCAGGGGCCAGTACCGAGGAGGCGGGGGGTTCAGGTACTTCCAGCGGAGAGCCAGGTAACCTAAGGAAGGTGGTGGACTCCATGCCGGATATTGAGGATGGAGATGGCCCCGGTCCCGGTCCCGGTAGGGGCGGACTGACTCCTCTCGAGAAGGAGCTGATTGATCTAGCAGGCAAGGACCCTTCGGAGTCTCTTGAGGAGATTAATTCCCTCCGTAGGGAGTTCAAGAAGGTCATGTCGGTAGCACAGCAGGCCGCTAAGAACCGAGGTACCATCCCCGGCTCACTGCAGGAGATGATCGAGGCATCCCTACGAGAGCCTACTATTAACTGGCGTACAGAGCTACGTAGATTCGCGGGGTCAAGTAAGGCGGAGAAAGTTGCTACTTTCGCCCGACCTTCCCGCAAGCCTACATTCGGTAGATCCCTTCGCCGGGGCAAGAAGAAGCTCAGGAAGAAGAACCTCCTTCTGGCTATCGACACCTCCGGTAGCGTTAGTAGGGGGGAGATCCTAGAGATATTTGCAGAGCTAATGGCGCTAAAGAAGATGGGGGATGTAGCAGTAACAGTGTGCGAATGCGACACTTCTATATGCGACCTATATGACCTAGATGATAAGCGTGACCTCAGTGTTAAGGGGCGTGGGGGCACCTACTTCGACCCGCCATTCGAGCTGGCTATTAAGCAGCGGATTGGGGGCTGGTCTATAGATAGGAAGCCGGATCTACTGATCTACGCTACTGACGGCGAAGCCCCGATGCCTAATGAAGAGCTGCGGAATGCCTACCCCGCTAATAAGGTACTGTGGCTCATCACTTCCAGGGGCAGTATCCCTTCCCTTGAGCACAGGTGGGGTGCGTCTACTACCGAATCCCGGGGGGATACGGGCTATGGTAGATTCCTAAAAATGGATGACTAGTGTCACCATTTATCGATAGTAGATCCTCCGCCATACCGTTGGCCCTGGGCATGTCGTACAAGGCCTTCGGGTTGGCGCGGTCTCTCCTAAAGAAGGAAGCGGGGGGTAGCGGAGAGTACCTGGGATACAATCCGGTGACTATCAAAAGTGGTAGGGTGGTATACTCTGTAGCGCCGATACTCAAAAAGACGCAGAGACTACTTGGTGACCTGGTGTACCAGCCTATGCCTGCTGGTAGGAGTGCAGCATACGAACCGGGCACCAATATATGCAAGGCAGCTACGCGCATGTGTAACTCCGCATGCTTGGTGCACGCTGACATAGTCAACTTCTACGGAAGTATTACTGGTAGGCACGTAACTAAGCTAGTCCGAGAGTACTACAACGGGGGGCACGATATGTCTGGAGGCGGCAGCTACGACCCCTTAGCTGGTGAAGACATGTTATCCGAGCACCAGATAACTCAGGTCGTAGGTATGATGCTGCGGGGAGGGAGGCTGGTACAGGGCGGGCCTAGATCTCCAATGATCTCTAACCGTATAGGGGCTAAGTTTATAGATCCTAGGGTGGAGGAGTGGAGGAAGCAGTACGGTTTTATAGACTATTTCAGGTATTCGGATAACTTGTACTTCAAGTTTAAGAGCTATAGGTCAGGTAAGGCTTTTCTAGAGTTCTTAAAGGGGCAGCCATTAGTCTCTCAAGGGTTCCAGCTGCACAAGTTCTCAATCGCTGGAAGGGCTGAGCAGCAAAGAGTTCTAGGACTAATAGTAAACGGGGATACGCCCCGTATGTCCCGGCCTGCTAGGCGGAAGCTAGAGGCTAGGCTATACAACCTGGAGAGGGCAGCTAAGGCAGGGAGGAGTGCTGTAGCACTAGAGGCTACTAAGGACGGGAGGGGTCTAACCCCTGAGGAGTACATAGCTTCGGTTTCTGGGATGCTGACATACTACGCTCAGTACCTGGAGGCTGGAAAGCTTCAAAAGCTCAATGGCTTGATGAGAGGAGTATCTAATGCTTCAATCTAAACCTAAAGACGGGATGGCGGGCATCCCGGTACATCTAGTAGACGAAGAGGGGCTGCAGTACATAGTCGACCGGTCAGCGATTACTGCAGTGGTCACGGTTGAAGAGGCGCCGACTCTAGCGGAGGCTGCGCTTTCTAGTTCTCTTGAGAGGCTAGACGAGAGGCTGCTAGGGATACTAGGTCTAGGGAGAAAAGAGCTGCAGTACGGAATGCTATCTGCGAAGTGCCTGCTGAAAACCGGAGCTATAGCCCTAGACCAGCTTGCCTTAGCAATTCCTATGGAGCACCGCGAGAAGCACAATAGCAAGCTGATAAATCTATCAGCAGCGCACGCGGTGTCCGAGAGTGGTGCGGCTACTCAGTCTATGCGGGATATAACCACCATGAACGGTCCTATGGGGGACCTTAGGGAGAGCCCTGTGGGTTTGCTTATAAACGACAGAAAGTCTGAGGTGTGGATGATAGAGGATATGTGCGCTAGGTGCACTGCCGGCCTGCAGAGAACACAAGACCCTAATCACTGCGTTCCCTTGGGAAATAGGTGCTCTAGACTAAATCAGATTAATATCGACAGAGAAGCGTGAGCTTCCTAAAGCTGGTGGAGTCTGGGGAGTACCGCCCAGACAAGAGCTACGGCATAGTAAACCTAGTAAACCCGGATGACCGAGGGTACGGGCATTATGTGTACCATAAGCTACCTATAAAGGAAGACGTTGCAATAATCTGTACTAAAGATAATGAAGCAGAAGTAGCGTCGATCCTAGCTCGTAGAACCGGGGAGTACATAGCCTCAGTGTGTGTTGACTCGCTAAGCAAATCTGGTAAGCTGAGCGCCCGAACCTCTGGTAATATGTACGGAATCCGAACGCGGAACACTGGTTGCTCTTACCTGATACGCAATCTAGAAATTAAGTCTTCTAGGGCAGCGGACACGTCCGTTCTAGTTCTTGCTAGGGGCGTTCTGGGTATACCCGCTACTATAACGCCGGTGAGGGCAATCTACGGTCCGGAAGGAGATGCCCTGGAGGATGCTTCTGTACTACCAGAGTTGTGCTACCGTACAGAGAAGCTGGATGTGGCGGGTGAAAAACCAGCAAACTGCTTCACTTGCCCCCACTCCGTTGGTGGGGATAAAGGTAGTTCTGAGCCATGCCTTACTACCCTCATTCCCGGCATGGTTGGCTCTAAGCCCCACACTGGGCTAGTGGAGATGGAAGTATCCAAAATGCTAGAGGAGGCCCTGCCCGGGTGGGCCAGAATACCAGCTTCTTACTTGCTGCCAGACTCCATTAATGAGTTCAGCTCAGCTCTAATAGAAGACGGCTATGTCAGTATGGGGAAGAGCTCTATAGCTAAAGTAGCGGGAACTATTCGAGAGCGGGTTGAGAGCAGTCTGGCATCTAGGAGGCAATCTAAGATGTGCCGGACTCAGTGCCCTCAGCTAGCAGACTGCTCTACCCTGGAAAACCACCTATACCTCCGGAACCAGTACTGTAAGCCGACCCAACGGCCCTTCTCCAATTCGGAGATGCTAAGCAAATTGGAATCCTACGTGAGGGAACTCCCGGAGACTATACCCCTAGTAGCAAAGCTCGCTATCCTGAGATCGCCGCAGGTGCCTATGTCTGGGAATCATGGCCATATCCGGGGATACTCCTCCATAGGATACTTAAAAAACAGGCGCATAAAGGGCACAGTAACAGACCCCGACGATCATAGGCTAAGGGAGTATCTAAGCCTCACGCAAACCCTGTATGGAGGGAATAACGGAGGTGGTAGCCTAGAAGAAGGGCTGTCTGGGTGGACTGCAATGTTCGGAAGTTGCTCAGTGGTGTCCCTTAGCAGGATACTCACGGGACCGGCATACGGAAAAGGGGGCATGCCCATCCCAGATGATGACTTCTTCAGGCTGTACCTGCAAATGTCCGGATTACCTCTCCTCCATCAATACAGATCAGGTGGGGGCTGGGGGTGGCCAGGATCCACTAGTACTATCTCCTACTCCCTAACTCCATTCTTAGACGGGAGAGAGTGGAAGATACTTATGGGTATTGGAGACGGTACCCAGTTGGGTATCCTACGTAGATCCCGCTCGGGGGCACTCGTGTATTCTAACAAGAAAAAACGACCCCTACGGAAGTGGGGGTTTCGGGTGGTTAGCACGGTTTCAGAAGCCGCTAGATTCTCTAAATACCTGCTAAGGCAACTCATTATCGATAGGAGTAAGTAGCTATGGCGACAAAAAAGATTACGCTAGCTCAACTATTCTGCCACATACCTAAAGGTGAGATTGAGATAGTTAGCGCGGACTTCGGCATTACTGGGGCGTCAGGCCTGGTTATCGTCGAGGCAAATATACTAGACGGTGACGGGGAGACCCTTAGCGTGATTCACGTTCCCGTATCTATGAAGAGCTACGCTGAGCTATGCTCTGAGATGACGGGTACCTCGGCTCCCGCTAAGGGCGGCCCTACTCGTAATCTACGTAAGCTTAAGGCTAAATGAGCACTAGAATCCCTTTGATGCGGTTTCACATAAGTGAGGCCGGAGAGGTTCACACTGAGTATCTACCCCTGGAGCCCATTGATGACTGCCCAGGAACTGTGGTGGATATCGTTCAGGTGGGACCCGATACTGGGTCTTACCACCACAGCATGATCTACGCTATGCTGAAATTCTCTAGTGAGTCCACTGAGAGTGAGATATCCCCACTTCTTAGCGTGTACGCCAGCGCCCACACCCATGGCTACCATCAGAATAATATCTACAGGGCAGGGGATCTAGTCGGGGAACTGGCCTCTATATCCAGCCAACATGGTTCTAGCAATACTAGGTTTTTGTATCGCCCGGTGATAGCAGGAACCACCTTTATAGGAATTCACACTTGGACTAGAGGCAGCGTCCTCGCAGGTGATCGGGCTCTAATACACGACCTATTGCGTTCAGCGTACACTGTTGGTACGCGAAACGGGAACAACTTAAGTGTTGTGGCGGAGCACGGAATCGCCCAGATAAAGGATCAAATGTTGCCTACGCCGGGAAACTCTGAGGAAGTGCTTTGTGCCTCCATAAGTAGGCTAGAGAATAGGAGGCAGTCCTACAGACAACAGGAGATTTTCTCCAAAGCACTTGACCTAGCGTCACAAGGAGAGAGCACACAGGAAGGGAGCATAGCGGCATCCCTGATACTAGGGCCGCCGTGCCTGCTACCCGGTAATGAATTGAGTAGAAGGCGGGGGAGTAAGACTCAGCTGGAGCCTCCCCAGGCCTATAGCGGGGTTACCGCAGTATACAAGGGAGACGAAGCTAAGGTTACTAGCCTGCTGGGTAAGTCCGGGAAGAGCTGGCGGTCTGCTATTGCCTCTCTGGTGTACCCCGGTTTGGAGGAGCTCTTGGGGGAGGAGAGCTATCTACACATATCTAAATCCAGCGATAAAGAAGATGATCTATTATCTAGTGTAAGATACGCCCTATCCGAGTCTATTTGCATGTTCGAGTCTAAACTAGTGGGGCTAACGGACTCGGTAGATATGCTAGCTAGGCACTCCAGCCTATACCTAAGGGCTCTGGGGATGGAGGACGAAAAGTTTTCTGCACACGTAAAAAGCTTACCCAAGCCAGCCCACTGGTACTCTCAGAACCAGTTTAAAACGGGGGCGCCGATTAGACTGGAGCCAGACGACGGTGAGCTAATAACCGCATCTAGTGATTTAGTGATTCTGCCTAACGAACCAGAAACTCTGAGGGTAGCGGCTCTCAGCTTGCTGCCTAAGTCGGAGCTAAAGGCTGCCATCAACCGAATGTCCTCTATGTTCCTGGCAGCGCTTTCGGAGGCCAAAAAAGACGTGGAGCTACATGACGACACCTTAAATGTTAGGGTAGAGAAGGGGCGACTTCTTAGAGATACTCTAGAGTGCATCTCCGCCTCTAAGCTAAAGTGGTATCGGAAGTACCCCATAGCGGCATATAAGGACGTGTTCCTGGCACTCCATAAAACCGTTAAGATCAGAGCTATTAGCTCAGGATCCGTACTATCTAGGAATAATATGAAGCTGATCCCGGAGAATGAGCCTGTAATGGAGAAGGTCTCTGCTTTGGGGGAAGTGTTCGGGGTAGAGCCGGAGTGCAGGGTCAGCCGCCAAGGAGTTAGGGCCCTAGCAGCTTGCGTTACAGAGCTTATGCCGGCTAAGCCTGCAGGGCATATAAGGGAGAGCTTGAGCCTACTTAAGGGCCTAAAGCTATATCTGTCAACCGAGTCAGAAAACTACCACTCCTGGTGTGTCTTGGATAACAAAAAGCCAGAAGAGGTAGAGTGCGACATCCTGGAGGCTTCCAGGATGAGCATACGGGCCTTCCCTAATAGCCTGTATAGGCACTACCTAAGGAGCAAGTCCAACCCCTCTGTAGGAGTCAATCAAGACTCCGGTAATTCTAGTCTTAGACTACTGTTCTTCTGCGGGACTGTGAAGGGAGATAAAGAGCTAGATCTACCCTTTGCTGGCCTCCTGTCAGTGGCTAGCTGGGTACTAGTAGATCAAGACATGGGGGTGGACTACGCTAAGGCATTTAGGGAGTACGTGGTAGTACTTCGCAATCTACGCCTGAGCGCTAACTACCGAATGCTAGAGCCTACCCTATTAGAGGAATCCGCCTACGCTGATACTCTTATAGAGTACTTGGATCGATATCTGGACAAAAAGTCCTAAGATCCGATAGCGCTGCAGCCTCTGCCTCCGTGGCATCGTCTACGGAGGCTTGGCTGTTTTTTAGCCCTGAGAGGTAAGAGTCCAGAGTGGCAGAAGCGCCCCCTACCAGCTGGCCGTACAACGATAGCTTCTGGCTAAGCTCTATATAGGTCTGTTGGACATAGGAGGCAAGATACATGCTGTTACCTTCAGCATCACTTACTAGTAGGTCATTGGGTGGGTTAGCATCGGACCTATAGAGGTCCCTATACATCTTAGTTACCGCCTCGCTTATAACCTGAAGCCTACCGCTAGCTTCCCTAGATAGGGTCTCCAACTGCGTTAGGTAGTCTTGTTTTAGCTGTGAAGCAGAGTAATCCGAATTGACGACGGCTAACTCTGCTTCAGCTGCGATCCTAGCTGCCTTAGCCGAGGCGTATGCCTGGATAGTGGTGTCCCTCTTGGTGGATCCCGTAACTAGGTAGGGTAGGGCTTCCGTAGTGGATCCAATGAAATCACTAAGCAGGCTAACTCTAACCTGAGTTAGATTACTAATAGCGTCTCTAATCTCCTGAGCTCCAGCCACAGCTGTATCGAGATCGGAGTATAGGATAGTTAGGGTGTTGCTACGGTACTCAGTGTGCCCTGCACTGACAGCCCTGTCTATACTCGAGTGTAGCAAATCCATATCTGCCAAAGTGGCAAACCTAGGACTAACAGAGCTGTCTACAGTGCCGTTTGCTAGGGAATAAACAAACACATTAGGGTCTTTTAACCGTTCTTGCCCAACGTACTCAGGATTGCTCGTTACGATAGTCTCCACGCCATAGCGAGGCTCCCCTGATGAGCTGACTGACCCGTATCGGCTCTGCTCTAGCTTAAGTGGCTGTGTAGTGCTCATAAGCTGTCTCCAACAAAGGCTGAGGTATAATCCTCTGGGAGTATTACGGTTAGGGTTAAGGACTTAGTCGCCCCCGAGGCATCTTGAACAGATAGGGTTACAGCACCCGCTGTATTCTTGATGATCCTAATATTGTTCTGATCTGTGATGCTATAATCGCCTGAAGGAGTAATCTCATATCCAGCAACGCCCCCGGAAATCTCTACTCGTAGCGAGTCCCCCGGGTAGCACGTCGTGGTGCTGTCTCCACGTAGCTCTGAGATCCTTCGGATAGAAAGGCTTAGGGGTGCTTGGGTGCTTGAGTACTTACCCATAAGGCTGGCTAGCCTAGATTTAACAGAGTCTAGGGCCTTACGGGCTAGATTGTATGTGGGATAATTAGAAGACAAAGTTGCCTTGCGGAACTTTATGTACCCAGGTAAAGCTAAGCCTGACTCCGTGTATTGCTCCGAGTCATCCACGGATATTGTGGGCACATCATCCCACCCCTGATTATCGTCAAACTTATCATTTAGTTCGGATCCTGACGGTATAGAAATATCCTCAAACAAGCCCACTCGAAGCCTATAGTCTGTGAGGATGTTTGAACCCAACTGGTCCTCCGTAACCACAGAACTGAACTCATCATCGGCTGCAATCCTGAGATAACCCTGGTTGCTTACGGACTCTCTAACCGCCTCTGACTTATTTTCAGGGGTGGGGGTTTCCGAAGAGCTCAACCCAGAGTCTTGAGGGTAGTAAAACCCAAAATAAACGAAGGGATGCTGAGGCGCATCTACGCCTTCTTGAATTTCAACCTCCAGCTTCCAGGAGGGTACTGATTGGTCAAAATATAGCTTATACTTAATATCAGACATTGTATGCCCTAGGTGGTGGAGGTTACAGTTACCGTCTGCTCGGCATCAGCTACCAAACGATCAATGGTGTCCTTGTGAGTCTTGTACTCATCGACCAACGTCTGCAGCAAGCTAGGAATCTTGGCCATAGCCGCTTCTACATTGAGTAAGTTATCCTTTATAACCGCCACGTTAGTCCGGTAGTGTAAAGCGTCCCCTACTCGGGTCCCTCTTAGCTCAGATAAGTCCCGGATAGAAGCAACCCTAGAGTAGGTATCGTGCTCCGGACCCCGAACGTCAACCTTGTTCACGAACAGGTAGAATGGTATACCACCCTCCCGGGGTTCCTGTTGGATCGTGTAAGTAAGGGTGTACTCGTCACTTCCCTCTGCGGGGGCTACTAAAGAAGAGGTATAGGTTATGGATACCGCCATTGTTGAGCCTTACTTTCTTGGTGTCGATCCCAGCGCTACCAGCACCGGAATATCCCTCATCGGGAAAAACTCTGGTTATACTACACGCATAAGGCCCGGTAAGTTACGAGAGTCTGAGAGACTACAGTACATACACGAGCGCTTCAAGGAAATTATAGGAGACAATATCGTCTATCTCGCCTGCGTTGAGGCCCCCTCTTTCAAGTCAACACACAAGGAGTTTATCCTGGGGGAGGTGCTCGGGGTGATTAAACTAACCCTGATACAGGCCAACATACCGACCATAAACGTACCCCCCACCCAAGTTAAGAAGTACGGCTGCGGTAAGGGTAGGGCCAGTAAAGAGCAGATGATCTCTCGCGCCCAGGAGCTAGGTTGCCCCGTGGCGCAAGAAGACTGCTGCGATAGCTGGATTATGGGCCTTCTAGCTAGGGACCTTTGCCTAGGCCTGGAAGGCTCTATGTCCAAGGCTAGGGCGTCTCTAGAAGTCATCCGGGACGTGAGAGCCAAACACGACACTGTGTTCTCCGCTCTGGGGCTGCCTTAGGCCGGTACGTAGCTAAAGCTAAGTCTAAGCAGGGCTTTTGCATCACTATCCGGGCTGGACCCGGATACAGTTACAGATACTGAGGGCGCATAGGGGGTGTCGACCCAAGACGTATTATTTATAGCGTCCGCCAGCACATTAATGCTAGTCTCTAAGTGATTAGTGGCGGAAGGCATATGCAGCACGGACGCTAATACCTGAGATGTGATAGTAGCCCCGGAGCGATCCAGGCTCGCTGTAGCTGTAAACGTAGGCTGGCTATTACCAGAGGCGAAGCTCGATAGCGTGGTAATGCTAAAAGTCTTTAGCAGGACATGGCCCCCGTAATCTTGTATTTGGTCAGCTAGGGCATCCGGTATAGAGACAACCGCAGTGGTATCTGTGGCGTCACCGGACTCGCGGCTCAAGGCGGTTTCTACTGTGTAAGTCCGCCCCGGAAGGTAAGTTTTAGTAGATCTACCATTCGGGCCAACGACCTCAATATCCCCGGACTCCGCCGGCAGAGGGCACTTACCCACCCCATGTATACGAACTCCATCTTCCTCCAGAGTAGCTACCGGGATGTAAATCTTATTAAGATCGACGCTACCCGGTTTAACGGCCTTGTTGGTTTGCGCAAGCGGCGTCACAGTGACGGAGTCATCCACAACACGGACTCTAAAGCTACAATTAACCCCTATATTGGTATCATAGTCTAAAAACGAAGTGTCGGAAGTAGTAGTGATATGTAGCTTACCGTCAGAGCCTTCTACCATGGAGTACACTACGCCATATAGGTTGCCCCCAGTAGCTGATATCTCTAATACGCCCCCACCAGCGTTTCCTGTCTGTAGCACACTATCGCTATTCAGCGAAAAGTTAGCCCCAGGCTTAAGAGTGTCCAGCTCAGTATTGATCTGTGATAAAATCTCAGCCAAAGTCTGAGAAGACTCAAACTCTACGGTGCCCCTATGCGGTAACTTAACTAGCTGTACGTCCCCGGTTACAGTTGTGAAGGAATTATCTAGGTCAGAGGAGTCCTCTTGAGCAGACCCCACCAAGGAAGCATCGGGGGCGCTAGAGAGGTCTGAATGTGCATCCAGCTCTATTGCTAGAGTGTCACCCACTCTAACTAAGTGCTTAGACCAGTCATTGCCGGCAACATTAGTAGAGTAGCTGGATAATTGCGCTTGGTTGAGCTCTATACGGCCCATATTACTCAGGGGGGAGGAGTACCTTAGGCTAGCGCCTGTACTCAGGCTCAGGGAGTAAAACTTATCCCCTCCCGAGGTTACTTCGCCGGCCGTTACCGTAAGAGTAGGCCGCGCCCCCCCTCTTAGAGTAGTAGAGTAGCCTCTAAGTATTACCCTCTCCGTCTCTGCTACATCATAGGAAGACTTAATGGAGGAGGTGCGCCCCCTAAGACTGACTGAAGGAGCGTTAAGTGCATTGGCAGTTACCGCATCGCCGTCTGAGATCAGATTAACTGTTTCTAGAGTTAAAGGCATGGGTTCCTCCCGTTATGCCGGTGGGTTTATGGAGATAGTCCACTGATACTGTATAGTAGCCCCGTCACTAGCGGTAACTGCCCCGTGAACTTGATGGGCGAACAGCCTAGTGGCGGAGTCATCCGCCGGAGGTAGCTGGGGATTGTCCGCGCCTGAGGTCTTAAGCCCCACCTCAAAATATTGATTATTAGCGGACCCGACATCTACAGACTTAGTTGCAGTAAGCACCACCGAGTGGTCCTCCAGAGTAACATCCGAAATAGAGATGTACTCCGTAGCGGCCGCAGCTAGTTCCGGATCTGCCGCAGCTAGTATAATATCGTCCCTGCTTACCGTGACCTCTGGTACTTGAGCTCCCGCCCCCACATACCCAAGCTCCATATAAGCGATAGAGTTTCTATTTGACGGTCCGCCGGAATACGCTAAGACAGCGGGCCTGCCGGCATCACTTGCTGGGAACTGAGTATCGGAACTCAGTGCTGTAGAGGGTACTATCCCGGCCAGCAGTATGCGGGCTGCATCCTGTATAATAACGTTACTCTTATCGCTAACAACTCGGGTGCCACGCATGTCAGTAACCGAGATAGTCACTCTGCCAGAGACAGAAAACTCATTCTTTAACATTAGTGACCCCTATCTTACTCAAGGCTCAGTTACGGTTATGCTAACCGGAATATCATGTACTAAGTCTATGGTGCTAGTTATCTGACCAAGATCGCTATCGTCCTGGGAGAATCTAGGAGAGTCCCCACCAACTAGTCCGGGGTTGGGACCAAGAGTAGAGCCAACCACGTTGTAGCCGTCCGCTCTGGGATTGGAAATAGCGCCAATCCCCTCGTCCCCGTAAGCCACATTAACAACCAAGCTTCTATCCGATAGGCCTGGTGGAATGATATATATCTCCAGACCTTCAGTAGGCTCTTTAAAGAAGTTGTAAAACGTGGTGGCGACCGCGGACATCAAAGCTGTAGTTGCGGTCTTTAAGAGTGGCTTAAGGGTTTCAACGGTGGACCGTACTCTACCGAGGGCGGAGGAGGTGCCATCTAGGGTAATGAGCAAAGACTTTACTGCAAGAAAATCACGCATGAGAAGATACGCTACCTCATGCTGCTCCTCAAGGCCCACTCTGAGGCCGTAGTCTCCTACTCTGTGCTCCGGCATCTGGCCCACTACTAAGTCCCAGATTCTAGGCCTAACTGTCCTACGCCGCTCTGTGTCCTTAAACAAATCGTAAGGAATGGCGATAGAAGACTTCCACCAATTAGGGTGGCTGATATTATCTCTCACAGAGGCTACTTGTTGTATAGGCTGCGGAACAGTGTACGTCCTGCTCCCAGCAGCGCTAATAGAGTAATCCTCTGCGTCTATGGTGTATAAGACCCCATGCTCGCTGGAGACCAGCTGCAGGTCCCCAGAAATAGCTGCAGATCCAGATGGTTTATCGAGGATAAACCCCCGCTCTGATCTGCAAAGGACACCCGATGATAGGTCTTGGGCGTCTCGTATACTTAGGCCGCTAGAGGGTCTTATTTCAGAGGGTAGACCCATGTCGGAGAGGAGGAATCTAAGGTCTTGGGTGGTAGTAAGCTCTAAAGAGACTATATCCCCCGCCACTTCAGAGTATCCAGACCTATGGCTAGCAGCACTGAGGGCAACAACTTCTGATAGGGGAAAGGTAGAGTCGAGCATATGGGTACGGAGGCCGGTCTTAACTAGCCTCTGCTCATAGTCTATGTACTGTATGGGATCGAAATCCGGGGGATCCAAAAGAGTAGGTACGCCGTAAAGGATGCTAATCGCCTTAGAGACCTTGGAAAAGACAGGACCTGAGGTGCTAAGCTCCCATAGAGCTTTTAACACTCCCCTGTACTTCTCCGAACTGGCAATAGGCTCACCGAAGGGTTCACCAAACCTGTAATACAGATCCAGGCGGTCCACCCTACAGTTCCTCAACCAGATCCAGCGCTCTTCCGCTGGGGTGGAGGATATTATAGGCTCTGCATGGTTTGATACTAGCTCCGGCCCCAACAGGATGGTAGCTAGCTCAGAAGTTACTATAGATGCGCTGGAGTACTCCACACTAAGGAGTGCGGATCCGAGGCTGATTACCGCATCTGAAGCCAGGAAGCACTCATAGGTTGAGCCCCCTGCAACTACCCGTATGCGGGCCCCCGCGATTAGCTTGTCTGCCGCGTTGAGAAAGCTGTCCTCGAGTGGGGCCGTGAATCCGCCAACACGGGTAATAAAGTCAGAAGCTGGCTTATAGGCTGCGGTCCCATCCAGTTCAAGTACGTCTAGAGGGAACTCATGGAGGATCAGAAACCTGTCGGACCTCTTCAATAGCTCCAAATCACCTACGCGACCCCGTAGAGCATCTAAGTCCTCGGGCTCGTCTACTATAGAGAAGTAGTATGGGGACTCCAGTCCTAGGTCAGAGGTCAACGACCGGGTAACTAACTCAGATCCGTAAGTTATGTAGCCGGGCAGCGCAACTATAGTTGTGGTGCTAAACTCGCCGGGGGCCACCTCCATGGAGTGAGTATGATAGTCCAGGTCGGTTGCTGGAATACCCTGGCATTTTATAACTCTGTACAGCTCAGCAGATTCTAGGGACCCGTCTATAAGAGTCTGGGCCACAGACCGGTAGGCGTCCCCTAGCTTATCCCCCAGTACTGAGTACAGTCTTTGGAATATCTCTTCGTCCGCAAAAGTATCCTTGCGGTATACAGAGGGGAGAGTACTGTATAGAGTTCTGCCTAGCATACTATACAGCCTCTACACTAACAGTGTGGGTACCAGCATAGAACTGGCAGGTTCTATCAGACACCTGCATGTCCAAGAGTGAATCTTTAGTAAGGTCTTGCTCTGGGTCCAAAAGCTTAGACACGTCTTCCACCGAGAACGATGACGTGGTGGAATACGGAGCAACTGTGCCATCCGGAAGATTTAAGACATACATAAACGTAGACGCGCTAAGATCTATAGAAGCGACATACTGATAAAGATTTTGTATAAGGTGGCTGACTATACCCGATACTGTTAAGCTACCAATGTGGGAGTTTATGTATGATACCGCTACTTGCTGAATTTGAGAGGTGGAAATGGGCACTGGGGAGTTGGAGTTACTAACGTAACACAGCTTTAGATACACCTCCACCAAGTTGGGTAGGACCACAGCCGCATTACCAGTTGCAATACGGTTATCCTCTGAGGACACCAAGGTATTTATGGTGCCGAACTCGGCAGTGGTATACAAGGCTACTGAGTACTTTACAGGGGCTAAATCGAGAGTTTTTACCTCAACCGTATCTCCCACTGTATTATGGGTGGTTGCAGAGTAGGGCAGGGTACTGACCTCCACATACGAAGCCGGTAGCGCCGAAACTACAGAGACTCCAGAATCGTCCCGGACCGCATACTTTCCAGGTGAAGTCTGGCTAACTCTAGGTAACTCATTGTTAGAGGAGTCTTTAACAGACCTCAGCCCCATAATAGCATACTGCGAAGGGAGTTGTATCCTGGAAGAGGCAGCTGATAGCTCAGCCGTAACCTGCTCGGAAATAACCGCCAGATACGGGAGTATATTAGCGTAGCCCAGAGAGTGTACTGTAGTAGCGTAGTCTCCAATGGTGACTAGGTCCCTCTGCATCTCGCTATCGCCAGAAGATACAACTTCTACATTATAGAGTGTTGGTATCTGCTCATCCTCCAAAGTAGCTTTTATGCTGCGAACAGTAGAAAGCCCCCGCAGGCTGAGAGAGTTCTTTGCTCTGTCTACTAGAGCAGAGTTGGTTTCTATAGCCGCCACCGCGCTCATGGGGGACACGCTAAAAGCAGACGAGAAATTAGCTGGTTGGAAAGAGCTAGTGAAACTTGAGGGAGGGAGGCTGCCCCCTAAGCCACTGCTGGCGGATATAACACTTAATCTATATAAGTACCTAGTAGGGCTTACAGAAGAGTCCTCAGTTAGATCGTCAGCGCTTACAGCTTTATCCGAAGAGGAATCTGCTAGCACGAAGGCTACTCCACCAGGCACCGTAAAGCGGATGTTGGCCGGTATGACGTAGCCCGTTGAGCTTGAAGTGGCTAGGAAGATCTCACCTGTAGCCAGGCCGCCCTGCTTGCGCTCTATAAGCCAGTTAGACACTAAGTCATCCAGAGCGATAGACGCTGCATTGTCCGTGCGGTCTGCTAACAGGGATAAGCTCATTCTAGAACGAACTTCGTCAGCCTCCTTCTCCAGTAAAACTGCCCCATAGGCTAGGCCCCGGATAAGGAGGTCGTTGAATACACTGCCCGACTTCAGATTGGCCTCGGGAACTAAGCCCCTCAGAACAGAGCGTAGTCGGACCTCAGTCCCCCGCACTTCACCTGCAGTAACCCTAAGCTTATCTATCACTGCTGACTCCTACAGGAACTGTGAACGTGGCGGCCTCTCCAGACCCGGAAATGAGCTGTATGGTAGCTCTAACTTCCCCCACTGAGGGGGATACTACCTCTAGGAGCCTCGCACTAGCCAACCTTGCAGAATCCGGTAGATCCAGGTCAGAAGATTGCCTCCCACTGAGTAACTCTTCAACCCGAATAATCGCTAAAGACAAGTCTTCCTGGAGAGTATCCGGGCTATGGTAGCTCAGCATATCGTACAACGGAGTGCCCTCCGCAGGCTGATAAGGGCAACTTCCTATGCGGGTTAGCAAGGTCTTTATAAACGTCGATACAAGTATGTCAGCTCCGTCGCGGGAGAATACTATTCCGTCGTCCGAGTCTAGGCCCATAGTAAGCCTCCCGGTAGCTTTGGGCTGGAATGCGGAATCCTCGCCCTGGGTATAGACGGTCTGATAGTCTATATCCGGAAATAGTATTAGATCTAGCTTCATAGCTCTACCGGACCCGAATCTACGTTATTGCTTAATCTTACGTTCTCTGCAGAGGTGTTTCCACGTGATATAGAAAGCTCCAAAGATTGAGACATGAACTCCTCGTTGGACTCTATGCTCTCTTGATGGACGGGCATAGCTCTTAGAGCCGCGCACACTGCGTAGTAGAGCTGCAGCATTGATGAAGCAGAGAGGAGCGTGTCTACGTTCCTAACCCTAGAAGCCAGCTCGTCCCGGTACAGAATAAGTGCCAGATAGTACTCGGCGGCTACTGAGGGCTTCTGATACTCCTCTCCTACAGTACGGAGGAGTGACGTGGATGCCTTGCTATCCAGTATAGTGGACACCTGGGACACTAGTTGTGCGTCCGACAGGGAAGCTAAGGCACTCATCTAAAGCCTCTAACCTCTTCTATCTTCCTACGGATACGGCGTTTCGCGTGGCTGATCTGGCCCTGGGTCATGCCAGTCTTGGCCATGAGAGATTTAGCGTCTAGTATGGGCTTCCCTCCGTACCCCGTAGTGTGCTCCATGACCAGCTTATCCTGGTCTGCTAGGTCGTTGTACAGGAACTCCACTATGCCGTCATCAGAGTCATACTTCTCAAATCCGGGAGGTACAGGCTTAGAGGTTGAGTAGCCCGCACGCAGCTCATTTGAGTACCTCTCCGTCTCTTTGGGACTCCAAGCTAAGTGCTCCGATACCTCATTGACTGTAGGTGCCCTACCGAGCTCGTCTTCTAGAGTCATCTTGGCGTTGAGGTAGGTACCCACTTTAAGAGTCTTGTTCTCCGGAAGCCTAGCGGGGTTAGTGTACGTATACACTATCCGAGATAAGCCTTTGAGCTGGTTAGTGACGTGAGTACCCAGCTTGGCCTTACTGGGATCGAAAGACTTAAACCCGTTCAGGGCCATCTTTTTAGCCTCTATGACGAGTACTGGCCTGGACACCGGACCAGTAGCCCAACGATTAACCTCTTTGTTTATGATGGGGTTAACCCTCTTAAAAAGAGTGGATAAGTCTTGCTTATTACCAGAGGACTTCCACTGACCCCAGGCTTGAGCGTCTTCTTCATGCCTATTCATAACCTACCCCCGGGTGGTCCTAGCTCTGGTTACGGTGTTGTCTATCAAAATCTTATACTGCCGCAACACTCTAACCCAGTCTAGCCTAGAATCGGGCAATTGGGACACCCGTACCTTAGTCTCCGGCTCGAACACAGCAAAGACCTTCTCTACTACTTCTCCGCCCTCTACAGTTAGATAAGTTAGCTGGCCGGGCACTCTATTCTCATCGTCGCCGTCGTCTAGTCTTCCGGACCTAAACAAAGAACCCGGCTCATAGCCCGGGCCACCAATGAACTCTCTTATCAATACGGGAGCTCTTTGAGCTCCGGGTACTATCTCGTCAGAGGGGGCTCCAGCAACCCCTTTACCCCTACCCCCTAGGGTCTCAGTAACCCCATCAAAGCTGGGCAGGGAAGCATAGAAGTCAATATACTGGTCTAGGGTACAAACCGGGCGCTTAACGTACTTCATAGCGTATACGAGGGAACTGAAGAACTTCTCAGACCCCTCCCTGGGCACTAGTATGCCCTCCGCTATCTGGTCGATTCGAGATAAACGATCAACGCTAGACATAGCGCCAAAGTCGAGTGGAAATATATCGGATCGATCATCGATATCCCTGCTGTAGACTGCTAGGAGCTTACTGTAGTTAGCTACTGCGTTGGAGGAGGTTGTATTCTCGGTTGCCTGACCAGAAGCTTGCCGTAGTATAGCGTCAACCTCTCCCTCTAGGCGGGCTACTTCTGCCTCCAGAGAGGCTTGCCGCTCCGTAGTAGTGGGATCCTCCGCTAAGGAAGATGCCTCTGTTAAGTCCTGCCTAGCTACTGCAAGCTGATACTCTTTAGCTATCTGATTTGCTAAAGCCTCAGATACATCAGCATCCGCTACTATATCTCCAGAGCGACTGCGGTACAGGGCATTCTCGTAATACAGATTAGCACTCTCAAACTTCTGTAGTAGCCTGTTCTCCCTAACAGGCTCCACGGGACTCATGTCATATCTAGCCCCATCACGGTATATGCCTAATACGACATCTCTAACGGGCCTGGCATTAGTCAATGCCACAGAAGTCATGCTTCCGTCCTGTGATAGACTATGCGCTACTTGCTGCACATAGCCCATCATATGTAGGCCAACTTCTTCCGTGTCTAGAAGCATCCCCCCGTAACCCGC